GCAAGGCTTCGAGGTCGGTCAGTGCCTGGGCGGCGGATGGTGCGGCATCGCGGTACTTCAGGTGACGATGCTGGCCGTCGACGATGAAATGGGCATCCCACGCGGTCTCGTGGCGCGAGATACCGCGGAGCTCAATCGCGGGCATGCTCGACTCCCTTCTGCTTCGCGAGCTCGGCGGCCATAGCCTCAACCAGCGCCATCGCCTCGGCCTGGCTTGCCCTTCTTCTCGGCCACCAGCGCCTCGGCCTCAGTGAGCTTGTCGGCCGCGTGCGCCGCCCTGGCGAGCGCCCGTAGATCCGCCTTCGGCTTCACAGCGTCCTTCGGCTGGATTACGACCTCGCGCTCCTCGCGCACGGTCACTGCGACCGCGCCGTCGGCCCGCCGCTCAGCTCTGATGATCTCGGCCACACTCTCACCCCATCGGCGGCAGCTTGCCCTCGCGCCGCCACGCCTCGAACTGGAGCAGCGTCCGCAACAGGCACCAGCGCACGCTACCGACCGTGTAGTTCGTCATGCCTCGCACGGTGATCCGCAAGCCGTACGGACCGCCAGGCACGACATACCACTGCCGTACGCAGACGGTGGACCCGCCATAACGCCCCTGCTCCGCGTAGAGTTGGCTGAGCAGCGCCATCTCAGTGGAGGCCGTCGGCACCGACCACACGGGCGTGATCGGCGGCGGGACGGGGGCGGGCGTCGCGGACTGCGACCGTCCGCCTATCGCCAGGCAGATGCCGAGTCCCAGCATGGCGATGGCTGCTCCTTGGTAATCGCGTCCCCATCGGTCACGCTTGAACATCCCGCAACCCCCTCAGCAGCGCCCACAGCGTCGCCGGACCTGCTCCCGTACCGTCATCAGCATGGCGCGCAGATGGGCGTTCTCGGGCGCCGCCGCCTGCTGCAGCTCGTAGGCACGCCGCGCGCTCCGGAGGGTGAACACGTCGTCTGTGGGGGCACTGCTGATGCTGCGTCCGTCCCATCCAGGCCAGCTACCCATCGCGCTTCCCTGCCTCCCTGCGCGCCCACGTTATCCAGCAGTCGCGGATCTCGCTGTCGTCGCAGGTGTACTCGTCAGGGTCGAGGTGGCAGTCGATGAGCCGGTAGGGGCACTCAGTGGCCGTCTTGGCCACGTGCGCGGCGAGGATCCACAGCGCGTCCCCCTCCGTGCGGAGCTTGGCGCACTCCTCGGCGATCGCCGCGGCCTTCGTCGCGTGCGACTCGACTCCGCAAAGCGTGCTCCCGTCCGGACGGAGCACAACGTAGCCGCCCCACTCCGGCCGGGGCTCAACTCGGTAGCTGGCCATCGCCACCACCCACCTGTGCGTCGATCTGGCGGAGGACGTGCTGCGTCTCGCGGAGGTCGTTGTCGAGGAACTGCTCGTGTATCGAGCCATTGGCGCGCCGCTTGGCGCCAACCAGCTCGCGGCAGCGGAGCAGTAGCCCGCGGCGCACCTCGGCGGTCTGGTCGATGTTGAGCTCCAACAGCGCCCCGCCGAATCGGCTACCCATCGCCCGCCACCCCCAGGATCGCGTCGGCGTGTCAAGGACGTCTCCTCCTCTGGCGGACCCAGTCATGTATGCGACACAGTCCAGCACCAACAGCCACCAAGTTCAGTAAAGCGACGACACAGTTGTGAAGTCCGGCCCAGCAGAGACGTGGGTACGAGTGTAGGAAGTCCGACAGCGTCGACAACTTCCCCACCGCACCGTCACTTCCCCTTCTTGGCCGTCGCGATCCGACGGGCGAGCTCGGCCTCCAACTTCTCGAACACGAGGTCGATGACGTCAGACACGGACATGTCGTCGGGGCTTTCGCCGGTCTGCTTGAGGACCTCATTCTTGACCTTCGCCTTGACCTGGTCGGTGATCCAGTCCAGAACCTCGGTCCAGGTCGTGTTGAGGGCCTTCTTCGCCAGTCCCAGGATATCCTTGATCCACCTCATCTCCTGACTACCCCCTCTTGATGATTTGGTGCTCCTGCTCAAACCGTTCCAGTAGAGCCATCAGTCGGGCGTACCGTTCAGGGTCGATGACACACGGCCGGTTTTGCATCATCCCGACGACGTCGCCCAGCTGTTTTGATAGCGACGCCAGACTGGGCTCCTCAACGGGCGTCCGGTCGGAACGCCGACGTCGGGGCTTCCCGTTTGCGGCGTCGTCTCGGTCATGGCCGTTCGTGCCACGGATGATGCGGTTGAACATCATTCGCTGCTCCCACACGAACAAGCCGAGAAGTGCGACTACGACCAAACACAGGAGGGCAAACGCAACAACCAGTGCATTGTTCTCGGCGACAAGACGCGTCATGGACGAGAGTCCCACATTACACCATCCTAGGCGGAGCGACGGGTTGTTTGAACATGGGAGCCCGGAACGCCATGACAACGGCGTCTAGTTCGTCGGGTGAAGGCAGTCCCCGTGCCTTCATCTCGTCCTTTGACTCCACGGTAATACGGCCCAGTGCATCGTACGAGAACCGAAGCGCACTTGCTTGGGCCACGAACCGACGCATCGGCGGTCCTTCACAGCTGACCCGTGCCAGGCCCGACTCGAACATTCTTCTGACGGCCCAATGTGCCTCATCGCGGGCGTTACGGAACAGTCGCCGATCGCGTGGCGTCGTGTGTCCATAGTGTGGGACGACGTTGACGAGCGGGTGGTGCTTATATGCGGCCTTCAGTAGGTCGTAGACGCCTGCACCGATGCCAATCGGGTCCACGACCAACTGGACTCGTTCGGTCAGGGCCATATCAGACCCTGACATACTACCGCCAACCGCCGCCACCAACCGACGAGTCGTCCCCACAACGGTTTGTGTGTCCTGAGCCCCAGACATGCTCTCGACCAGAAACAAGTTGTAGCCGACCGTCGCCGCAAATGCCGTCCGGTCACCTCCTGAGTGTGCCGGGTCTACGGCCAACACTCGCCGCACACCCTCAAACTCGGCGGGGTCGGGCGGTTCCATAGAAATGGCGCGCTCGACCCACGTTAGGGGGATCAAGATGTTGTCGGCCAAGCCTGTGGGGAACTCCGCGTAGACACGCGCTCGGAAGGCGCCACTGTCTGCACCCCAGTCTTCGGCCCACTGCCTGACGCGGTCCGGCTGTACCAAGCTGCGCTTGATCCGGTCGGGGACGTTCTCGCCGGTCCAGTTCGGTGTATCCTCTATAGAGATGCGGAACTGGGCGTAGCCCAACGCCGGGTTTTGGAACGCACGGTAGAACTTGCCCTCCGCGTTGATGGCGTTCCCGATCAACAGCTCGCGGTATTTGCCGCCTGCCGAGCAGGAGTCGATGGCCGTGAAAATGGCATCGTCGACACCACTAGCCTCGTCCACGACGATCATCAGGTTGGGGGCGTGGATGCCCTGGAACTTCTCGGGCTCGTTCGTCGACCGGCCGTATGCGAGATGGTCCTTGGACAGTTCTAGCTTGGTAGTGGGCGGCCGAGATAGTGCCTGAAGTTCGGGAGGCAGAGCCCGGTACCGGACGGCGACCTCTTTCCACAGAAGTCGCTCTACTTGGTCCCACGTGGGGGCGGTGGTGACGACAATGGCAGGTTTGTGGGTGTACAAGAACCAGACGACGGCGACTGAGGCGAGGAAGGTCTTCCCGATGCCGTGGCAGGAGCGCACAGCAACGCGCTCATTGTCGATGAGCGCGTCCAGGACTTCCCGTTGTTTGCTCCACAGCCACTCCCCAAGCACGTGCTCGGCAAAGAGCGACGGCGATCGGACGACGTTCGCCACTCTTGTGCGGGCACCGAGCGCCATGCTTTCCTACCCACCCTTGCCGACTTTTCTCTGGGGTACTGAGGTGGGCGTGCTGACCACGGTCTGCTCCATCGCTGCCTGTACCAGGGAGAGCACGCCCTTTGACAACACGACGGCACCGGTGCGAGAATGGGAGTGGACGTGTAAGGCCACAAGGTCATGGGCCTCCTGGTACGTTAGTTCGCCCAGCCCCCGAGCAAACGCACCTGCATAGACCTGGACCAACGACCCGACCTCCAGGAGCTGCTTCCCCCCCGGGACTTCCCGTGGCTCCGGAAAGGGGGCTTCGATGCTCAGCATCCAAGCCTTCCAGGCCTCCACCTTGTTGCGGACCAAGGCAAGGGGGTCGTCGTTGAAGCACGTGTTAGGTCTCGTCGCCCAGATCGCCGGCGTCACCGTCACCATTGCCCAGACCCTCCTCTCTCAGCTCGCCCTCCCGGAGCTCACGCACGACGTCAAACCAGGTAACGTCGTGCACGACCTTCTGGGGAGCTTCTGGGACGATGCCCATCCGAAGCATCGTTGCGACCTTGCCGTCGTGAGCCCGCAGTGCGACATTGTAGAAGCTGGCACGGTGCGGGTCCCCACGCGACAACACCTTCGCGTCGTCCATCGCCGATTCGTAGATGCTGTCGTAGCGGTCCAGGACGACCTGCTGAACCTCATCATCGATGTGGAACTTGGCCTCGATCAGCTTCCGAATGGCAACGCCGTCAGAAGTGATGGTCGGCTCGCTGACGCCCAAGACCTGGCTCAGCTGCCGATTCGTGATGCCAGGAAACCGAGCCCTCAACTCCTGCAACTTCAGGCGCCGGGCTTCAGTTCCCATACCATGCCACTGCTCCGGGTTATCATGTAGCTCCGGAATGTCGAAGACCGTTGCTTTTGGCCTCCCGAACTTTCCGGCCATACTACCCACCCGCCCCTCCCACGAAGCTCGCTACGCACAACTTATCTCCACTTCACAATCCAAGTATATCTCCACCCCCCTGGAAGTTCCAGCAGTTTTTTGTCGCGCCGCCGTGTGGGGGCTTGTCAGAGTCTAGGGATGGTGAGGAGGTGTATAGAGCTCTCTTTAGAGAGAGAGCTCTACACCTCCTCCCACCCCTCTCTAGAACAAGCCACCCTCCAACCGGCAAACCCAAGACGGACCTGTCTTCTCCCGCCAAGGCTCCACCAAGAAAAAACATGTTGCTTTTCCAAGAAGGATCCCTTATACTATGAACAGTGGGAAGGTCCACAAGAGAGGAGTCCGTATGAACACGTTCGAGCGACTGACGCTGCTCTACAACAAAGAGCCCGTTCCAGAAACCCGGACACCAATCCACATGATGTGTCCCGACCTCACCCCGAACGTCCTAGCCACCGCAACCGACGCTTCCGTCCGCATCGAGTCCGCGTTCCCGTTCCTCCTCCGCGACCCGTCCGATCAAGGCCTCCAGATAATGATTCACGACTTGCAGCGCCGCGTCAAGGAAGAGGCGGATCGGGCTCTCTTGAACTGGCTCCACTGCGCCGTTGAACAGCAGATCTACATCTGGCGATGTCCAATCGAGGCACCGGCGAACAGTCCTATCCGGCTAGCCAAGCTGTTAGAGCGGGCTTTGCAAGAGTACGCAGGAACGCGGGTCTTGGTGGTGGCCCCGACCCGGTGCTTGGACCTGTACGCGAACTGCATCAACAAGGACTCCAAGACCTGCGACGAGATGAATGAGCGCCGGCTTGAGATCTTCAACCAACTGGAGACCTCCAACGTGATCGCCATGGCAAGCGAGACAGGGCCGCCGTCGATCTACCTGCTCCCAACAGACCGGATCTGGACGGCCCGCCACGACACGTTTGAGCTGATCCAGGCTAACGAGAAGCGGGGCAACATCCCGTACTCGACGGCCTTGGTCCAGCTGAAAGTCCTGGTCCAGGTCCTGTACCGGCCGACCCTACCTATCTGCATTCTCGACGCCGTCCAAACCGAGGAGGAAGCACATTGCGTACCCGAGTTTGTGTTCCCGTCTTCTTGTGCCTCGTCGCCCTCGCCCAGCCCGCTGATAGTCCCAAGCTCGCACAAAAGCTCCAAGCGGACGCCGCTCTTGCAGTTCAACTGATCCCCATCATCCAGTCAGTCCGCAACACCGACGAGGCCTATGACACGGCCATGGCCATTGCCCGGTGGTCCCGCAACTACGCCGTCCCGGCAGACCTGGTTACGGCCGTCATCTGGCACGAGAGCCTGTTCCGTCCAGATGCGGTCAGTCGAACCAACGACTACGGGCTGATGCAGCTACACGGGAAACCGGGGCTAACGCCCAACGAGAATGTCGAGGTCGGCGTGTACAAGCTCAAGTGTTTGCTCCAGTCCGCGAAGGGCGTCGAAGCCGTGGCGTTGGCCCGATACAATGGAGGGCCGGCCGGCGACCATTCGGGGCGGTGTCGAAACTATGCAAAGGCAGTCTTGGCTCTCGCCCAAAAAGTACGGACTGCTCGGAAGGAAGGGGTCTACAAGGAGCTAGAGAACGCGGCTCCTGTTCCAGCCGACCTTTCCTGGCACCGTCCCCCCAGCTTCTTGACCCAGAAGTTGCGGGAGCAGGTGGTCTGGTGAAAGCGCGAACAGAGTCCCGGCAAGGCTGGATCGTCGAGGTCGAGTACGGCATGCTCAACCAGCGTGAGCGGGACCGCATTCGGGACTTGCTGCGAGAGGTGGTGTCCGGGTTTGACCTCGAACCGGCCGACCACCCGCGTGAGGTGTTAGAGACGCGGCTGGTGTGTCGGCTGTTTCGGGTGTTCTGGCCAATCAAGCGCGACCACGGCGTCAACATCAGGCGGGTCATCGTCAACGACGTGCACGCACCGCTCCCGGACCTAGAGCAGAGTGGTAAGAAGGAGTCGACACGAGGAGGTGTCAAGTGGTAGGAAAGTGGGTGCGGCGACGGAACAGCGAAGAGAGGGCCCACCAGGTAGTGGACGTGGACGTCACGGGCCGGTACCTGATCACTGGTTGTGGGCTGAGGTTGGCGATGTCGGAGCACAGAAAGACCATGCCCACCTACCAGTGTGTGGAGTGCTGGGAAGTCACAGTCAGGAGGTGTGGACGTGGCCGTGCAGTGGAAGGTGCGGACGCACCGTCCGACGATCAGTCACCTCGTTGACGAGTCCGGCAAGACCTTGTGTGGTCGGGAAGGCCTGCCAGAGTACTGGATCCCCCTTCCCCACACCTTCAAGGCGTGGCCTTGCCGGGCGTGTGAGAAGGCGTGGGGGAAGGGACGTGGACGATGATTCAGGTCGTCGTGCAGTTGATCGGTGCCGACGAGGCGCGGTGGAAGGCCTTCCGGGGCGCCCTCGAACGGGTCCACGGTTCCGCGGAGTGGTCGGTGGACGTGAACGGCGACGTGGTCGGCGTCACCGTCCAGGTCGGTTCCGGGCGGAAGTACCTACACACCGCTACATCCTGGGTAAGTGCGGTTGAGTTGATGACGGCGACCTTGCTGTCGTTGGAGGCCGGCAGTCCCGGAGAAAAGATCGTCCAGCTGGAGGCGGAACTGGCCGAGCAGCAGCGGCAGTTGGCGTGCTGTGCGCGCTGTTTGAAGTGGCCTGGGCGCGATATCGATGGAGGACAGGGCTGTCGGGTAGACGGCGTCTGGCGCTTTCCATGGGCAGGTAGGGACTGTGAGCTGTTCGAGCTGGAGAGGGAGGAAGGTGCGGGTGAAGGCAGTCGACCTCGGACAAGAAGTTAGGCTGCTCCGCTTCAAGGTGCGGGTCTATGAGGCGGCGCTGTGGAAACGCTTGGAGCGGAAGGGAATGCCGGCGAGCAAGATCCCGATCGCCATCGCTGGTGCGTTCCGGGAGGCGGAACGGGAACTGGCCGTGAGAGGCGGTCCCTCCGACAGGTGTGGCGTGTGTGTTCACTACAGGGGTCTGGGCTCGTGTCGTGGGCCGAGCTGGGCGGCTATGGTTCCGCGGGATGGGTCAGGGACGTGTCCGAAGCACCACCTCCTTCGAAGCCCGGGGAGCTATGCAGCCCGGAAGCGACACCGAACCAACGGAGCCAGACGCGCCGGGGTGTGGCCGCTGGAGGCCGAAGGAAGGTGTTACAGCGTGACGACGCAAGAAGCGTTTCAGCAGCTCCACGACGCCGTTCGTAAGTTGGGAAAGGCCTTCGTTGCGGAGTGGCCGCTCAACCACGCCTGGGTCTGGACACACTGGCTGGCAAGGAGGTTCAGCGACGTATGCGAGCGGCTTATCGGGAAGAGCTAACGCAGCGTTTTGGGCTGTCCGAGCAGCAGCTCAACCAGGCGTCCCTGTTCCTGCTACGGGCTCCGTACAGTAGCGACGTCGTGTTTGGGCGGTTGCTGTACTACCTCAACGCCGGCAAGAACTTCCCAGCGGCCTTGAAACTGGCCGAGACCGAAGTCTGGTACTTGGCCGCGTTCAATCGCCTCCCACCAGTGTCCCTGATTCAACTGACCAAGCCAAGGTCGTTGAGGCGGCTGCGGCATTACTGGGCCTGGTACAACCGTTTGTGGCGGTGCGTCAAGAAGGGAGTCGGCTATGCATGGCAACGTGTTAGAGCGGCGGGAGCACTACATCATCACTGAGGTCCCACAAGCCGGGCCTGACAACACAGTCGTTGTTCTGTTGGCGGCCTGGAACAAGGCTGGGGCCTTCATCGGCACCCCCGACGAGGCTGAGCGGCTAGTCGACGAGCTCGGGATCTTGCCGGAGCTGGCAAAGCCGGAAGACAGTGTCTGCACGATCGGCTTCTGTACGCGGGAGCAGAAGTGGTACGGGTGGTCCCGCCGGATCCTGTGCGGCTACGGTATCGGGGACGTCTTCATTGGGGAGGACTCGCAGGGGTGGGGTCCGGCCACGACCCTAGACGAGGCGAAGCAGATGGCCATCGAGACTGCGGAGTTGGCTGACGCATGATCATCGACTTCTCTGTGACGGGGCCGTACTTGACTTGCCCAGACTGTGGCTCCCGTCTAGTACTGCGGACGGGAAAGTACGGCCCCTTCTGGGGGTGCATTCGCTACCCCGACTGTGGGGGAGGACACAGTGCTCACAGGGATGGGACGCCTATGGGGGTCCCGGCGTCGGCTGAGACAAGGAAGCTACGCGTCGAAGTCCACAACCTGTTCGACCAGCTGTGGCGTGGGCCTAAGCGGCAGATGACTCGTAGCCAGGCTTACAGACTGCTCGCCCTACTGCTCAACGTCGGCCCTGCGAAGGCCCACATCAGCCAACTGACCTCCCAGCAGTGCAGAGCCCTCATCCCACAACTCCGAGAGTTGTTGGAGCCCCTGACCGGGAAGCCCTTCTTCCCCAGATTGGAGGCCGGTCTGCCGGGGAGTCCGGATGACCGTGGGGACCAATAGTCTCTGCGCACTCAGCGGGGGGTGTTTATCGTTGAAGAGCATACCTCCGTGCTAATGGTGCTGCGACGCCAATCAAAGGATTACCCGGACATTCTAGCTAGCCCTGCTAGAAATGTCCTGGTCGTAGGCAGTACGTCAACTTGAAGCTGGGCGTCGACACCCCGAAAAAAAGTGGCGCCCTTTTTTGGGAAATGGCTGGACCGAAAAAGGGGGCTGGGCTATACTATAGATAATGAAGGGAGGTGCAGACATGGAACCGAAGCTGGTAGGCGAGATCGACTGGGGCGGGCTCGACATCCCCGAAGCGGAGCAGAATGAGATGCTGGTGCGACTGATCCGCGTTATGGGGGACGACATGCGGGTGGCGCAGATGCTGGCGTAGGCCAGCGAATGGAGGACGGTCATGCAGGATATTGAGTGTCGCGTTTTCGGTGGGCCGGAGCTCATGGCTCCGGCCGACTATGAGCACCCGGTATCGGACGGGTACGTTCCGTCCGCATCTGGGATCTATGTCGGGGTCGTCACGTTTGGCCCAGGGTCAGGCCCATACGGCGCGTACCAGCGCCTACGCGCCGACCAGGGCTCGCTGGACTATGCACGCCCGTTAGAGGGGCTGCGTGGCAGCTTGCCTCCAGGGCAGCAGATCCCTGACCTGTGGGAGCATCGGGTCGCGCGCAGTGGCTAGGCCCCGACCGTTGTTGGACAACTACGATCCGGGACGCGATGACTTGACCTTTGACGTGGTCGAGTTCAAGTTGCGGATCAGGCTGTGCAAAGATCCGGACACCGAAGAGGAAGGGAAGTAAGGACCAACGAAGGGGAGGGGCGAAAGCCCCTCCCCCACAGAAAGGGGGTTAGGACGGTGCGGGTGTCGAGAACCGAGTTTGAGGCGTTTGAGCGGGTACGTCAGTCAGGACGAACGAACATGTTCGACGTCCAGGTAGTGTGTGCGTTGTCGGGCCTGCGCAAAGACGTGGTGCTGGCGATCATGTGCGACTACGCCACACTGCAGAAGCAGTACGAGCGCAAAGAGAGGTAGGGGGACCAAGTAAAGGGGCAGCGAGAGCTGCCCCTCTTGCTAGCTGTTGTTCTGTTGATACGCTGCATATAACCGTGTTGGAAGACCGTGCTCTCTAGCTGGTTGTATAGAGCTCCCAAAGCCCTCATAAACCGTGCTATTCCCCCTTCTAAGCGGGGTTCCAGATCCAGCACAGTCATAACACGAGACGGTTTTCTTGGACTAGGGTTGATAAACCTGAGTCCCCACCCCCGAAAAAAAGTGGCGCCTTTTTTTGGGAAATGAGTGGACCGGGCAGAGGGGGTGTTCTATAATAAAACCATTGAAGGGAACAACAACAGAAGGGTGTGACTGGGATGAGCTGGTACGGAGTCAGAGCGAAGGAGATCGTGCAGGTTGAGGTGCGGTTGGGCGAGGGTGCGGAAGTGCCGGGACGGACTGTGTGTGGGATCACAGAACAGGTAGCGAAGGCCGTTACAACTGCCGCCGAGAAGGTCCTAATCAAGTTCGACGGTCAGCCGGCGTGGTTGTGTGATGGGGCGGCGTTTGAGAAGGGCAAGACCCAGAAAGAGCTGGACGATGTGCGGGCCCGGATCAAGGGCCAGATGGTGATCAGGAAAGTGACGGTCACGGTGGAAGTGGTTGAGTAACGACAAACAAGGGAGGGGACGCAAGTCCCCTCCCCGTCCTTGAAGGGAGTGCAGACCATGTCGACGACACCAGAGAAGTTGTGCGACATCACAACGCACTTTAAGGTCGTCCGTTCCGTCGCTAGGTGGGCGCAGCAGTTCTTCCTCGAGGAGGGAGGGTGGGACGGGGAACTGCACGTTGAGGTGTGGCGAAACAGGGGTTGTGTGGACTTGTCTGTCTACACGGACGTGAGTGGAAACCGCACACAGTTGTTGCAGGTGTGCGGCGTCGACAACGACGTTGTCCCGTACATTACAAACATCCGGGACGCGTTCAATAAGGGAGTTGATGTGTTCCTGGCTCAGTTCGGTTCGGCAGCCAAAACCGAGTAGGAGGTGAGGTTAGGGCGGACGAAAGTCCGCCCCTCTTTCTCGGCCCAAGTCTTATCAACGGCGTAGCAGGTAACACTGAGACGCCCGGGAGTTATGCTCAACTAATCCCCGGCCCCGACTTCTGTCCAACCACCCCTCTACGCGTCCGGTGTGCTATCTCTAACACACGTACGTGCATAGAGCACGGAGGTTTCTTCTTCAACGATAAACACCTCCCGGCAGGTTCTCTGAAACATCCCCTCCCAGCGAACAGGCGGAAACTGTTCCCCTATCCCCCGCTCTAAGCGGCAGATCGGGGAACCCGCACATACAAACAGCTAGACCAGCTGGGTCCTCTTAGAGCGGTCAGTCCCCCGAAACTGCGGGCTCCACATCTTTCGTTCGGCCTCACTGAAAAAACATAGAAATGGAGGCTTGATTGTTCCCCCAACACCTTGTATAATAGCTCTAGAGTTGGGGCAAACGAACCGAGCCTGTCTCCACTTCGGGAGTGGGGAAGTGTTGTGGTCTGTTCACGTTGTGGGACTGAGATGAAGCGTTCGCGGTACGTCGTTGGTTGGGTGTGTGCACAGTGTGGAAGACTGGTCCCTGGGGAGGCGAGGTCCAGCAATGTCGTCCCTGAGCACCACTACACCCTTTCCCAGCTTCGCCGCCTTCCAGAGGGCAGTGAAGGCCGGAACAGTAGTGGAGCCGGTTGCTTTGTCGCCGCACCACATCGACCGACTGACAGTAGTGGGGACACGGTGTATCTGGGTCCAGAAGCCCATGCTCTACCTAACCCCTACCTACCTACGAAAGGCAGTTAGGTGGGCGTGTCCAGAAGGGTGTTGGGCGTGTCGGGGGCGGCCGTTCACGCTGTACTACGATCAGACGTTCTGGGTCTCGACTGAAGACGTGTGGGGCCTAGTCACGGAAGGGGTCGGGGGCTTGTTCGTGAGTCAGCGGGTCTTGCGGGGTGCGACAACACTTGTCCAGGACCTTGCTGAGGCAGCCCCGGTGCCGCGGAGGGGGAGACGTCCAACGTGATGGAAGTTCCGAGCCCACGCCGCCAACTGGTTGCACATATCTACGCACTACGACACAGTAGAGGCCGCTTCGTCACTGACAAGCGACGGCCGGCCGCGGTCCTGCCGATTAGCGAAGCCTTGCTCTACGCAACATACGGCCCACACTGGCGACACATCGTCGAGAACAGGGGAACTGCTTCCCCTGAAGTGCTACGAACGGCCCAAGAGTGGGTACGGGGAGACGTCCCAGCATGGGCCACGTTCTCAAACGAAGGACGATAGCAGTGACAGCTGACGTAGCGGAAGGTCCGTGACCTCACAACAGCAAGGTTGATCATCGGGGAGCACTTTGATCACCTGCTGTTGGAGGCGCGTCGGTGCGGTTCGCTGAAGCACAAGCAATCTGGGCCGCGTTCTATGAGCGGTTTGGCGTTCCCTTAGACGGTGGGGTCCCCAACACAACCGGCTGGGTCAACGTCCCGTGTGTGTTGCCGACACACAAACACCGCGACCGAGAAAAGCACGGGGCCGTCAACGTCATCAGTGGCTCCTACAGGTGTTGGCACTCCGACTGCCTAGCAAACGCCCTCCGCCTCGCCGATCAAGACCCAACCCGCCAACGCCTGTCCCCCATAGACTTTCTGGTCGCCCTTGGCCACACCCGCGACGATGCCCGACACATCGTAGACGCGTTCCGGGCCGCCAACCCACTCCCCGACGAACCCGACGTCTACTCCTCGACGTACCCCGGTCAGCTGCCAGGCGTGGTCCAACTGGTCGAACAAGCGCAGGCACAACTGGCCGCCCACCTCGACTTGGTCCAGGACTACATGCGGGACCGTGGACTGACCTTCGATACCCTTACCCGTGTAGGGGCCGGGTACTTGCCTGCGACCGAGACCCAGGAGGAGTGTCTGGTCCTGCCCTACTACATGGGCGGGAAGGTCGTCGGCGTCCGTGGTCGCACCGCAGACGGCCGAAAAGGTGCGGTCCGGGACAGCTGGTTTACTCTGTACAACCTTCAGTCGGTCGCGGACTCCCCTTCGCCGACCGCCGTCATCGTCGAGGGCGAGACCGATTGTCTTGTCATGAGCCAACTCCTCCACGACGCGGGCCATCCCGACGTTCCCGTCTTGGGAACGCCGGGTGCTCGGTTTGCAATGGAGTGGGCGCGCCACATCAACCGCTTCAAGAAGCTCATCGTCGTCCCACAAGCCGACCAAGCAGCCCAGGCGCTAGTGGACCAGCTTAGACGGGCGTGTCCTAACCGCGTGACGGTCGTTGCCTTACCGTGGAAGGAGGGACAGTGGGGAAAGGATGTGGCCGACTTCGTTTTGCAGAATGGTCCTGGCCCCATCCTGGAGCGCCTACCACTCACGACCGACGAAGCACCACGACTGCTGACACTGAAGGAACTGTCCGTTTTAGCATTACAACCGCCCCGCTGGGTAATCGAAGGCCTGTTGGAGCGTGGGACCAAGACGCTTCTGTGCGGTCCCCCCAAGACAGGGAAGACGTGGATATGTCTCCAGATGTTGCGGGCTGTGGCGTTTGCTGAGGCTTTGATGGGGATCGAGGACTGGAAACCGGTCCAGGCTGGAAAAGCAATGCTCGTCGAAGAAGAAGGGGTCTTGCAGCGCCTGGCAGCGCGTGTTATGTGTCTCGTGGGGGATCGGGTCGAGGACGAACCGCGGCTGTTTTTCATGCACCGCCAGCACATCCGAGTCGACGTCGACGAGGCTTTGGAACAGCTTGTACACGACGTCAAGGAGGTTGGCCCGGACCTCCTCGTCATCGACCCATACGCTGAGATTCACGGGCAGGACGAGAACACTGCACAAGGGACACAGGTTGTCGTTGCGGGCCTCAACAGGTTCCTCGACGCCTGTCCAGACACGGCACTGGTTGTCGTACACCACACCCGAAAGCTGGGAGGGGGGCCAAGAGGGTCTAGCGCACTAGAAGCGGCCGTCGACACGATCCTAGAGGTAGGGTTGGACGAGAAGACGGAGGAGCTGTTGCTGTACGTTACGGGTCGGGACCTGCACGGTTTTGAGGTCCCGATGCGGTTTACGTTCAGGGGCGACATCGGCAGGCACGTCCCGACACCGCCTGTCCTTGCCATCCACCCCTCTTGAAAGTTTGAACTGACTGCTTGCAAAAGCGAAGAGGGTGGGGTATCCTAATGAAGATGGCCAAGTGGAAGAAGCGGCTACGCCGCTTGAAGTGCTTGGTGGGGCGTCATCAGTGGCAGGTGGTGTTGTTGCGCCGGACGATCGGCGGAGGCCAAGTCGTCCACGTGGAGTGTATTCACTGCCGCAAACTGAGGAGGGTCAACAGGTGACTGCAAGGCTAGTCTACGAGTGCGACTTCCACGCCGCCCACCACCTAGAAGGGTACGAGGGTGACTGTGCGAGGCTGCACGGCCACACTTACCGCCTTGAAGTGGAGGTCGAAGGGTGTGTCGACAAGCAGACCGGGATGGTCGTCGACTTCAAGGCGATCAAGCACCTGGTGCAAAAGGTCGTTGCGCCACTGGACCACCACAACCTCGACACCGTCGACGCCCTTGGCGGATGCACGACCGCAGAAAACATTGCCGGCGTCATCGCCGTTCAGGCGGCCGAACGCCTAGCCCTGCTCGGGCGGGACGACCTAAGACTCACGCGGGTCCGCTTGTGGGAGACGCAGGCGTGTTCAGTCGTCTTGACCTTCGAAGGGCGGGCCAGTCGGTGAATCCAGCAGTCTACAAGATCACCGAAGTGTTCAGGTCCTTCCAAGGGGAAGGATCAAAGTGTGGGACCCCGTGCATCTTTGTTCGCGCCGCTGGCTGTGACATGAGATGCACTTTCTGCGACACCAAGTACGCCTGGGACGAGGGGGAGGTCTGGACAGTTGCGGCCCTCTGCGACCACGTCATGGAGTTAGGGCCTCCGTCCCTTCCTGTAGTCCTAACCGGGGGGAACCCTTGTGTGCAGGACTTCGACCCTCTGGTGCGAGGCCTGTTTCCGCGGCCTGTGTGGGTCGAGACGCAGGGGACCGTTTGGAAGCCTTGGTTGCTGAACGTCGACTGGATTACCCTCAGCCCAAAACTCCCCTCAGCGGGGCCAGAGGCCTGGCAACGGACCCAAGCGACGTTTGGTGACTTCGTCGACCACCTTCAGAGAGTTGCACCGCACCGTGCGTGCCCCGTCGGGTACGAGCTCAAGATGCCTATCCGCGACGCGACCGATCTAAGGTGCTGTGTGCAGTTGTGGCGCACGCCGGGGATGGGTGCGGCGAGGGCCGTGACTCTTCAGCCGGTAACACTGCCAGACGAAGACCCACTACTGAACTACCGTCGCGTCTTGAGCCTCCTTGACCCTTCTGTGTGGGACGGGCTTGGCCTAGACGGGGTAGTGCTGGGGTCGCGGTTTCGCCTGCTACCACAAATCCACCGCCTCATCTGGGCAGGAAGGGACGAGACCCTTGACTCTTCACCCGACTTATCACTCCGCCTTTGAGGCCCTACTTGCGGCGATTCCTGGCACAGCCGACTGGCCTGCCGACGACGTCGCAAAGACGGTACGTCGTGCTGCAAGTGCCTGGAAGGACGAACTGCTTGCTGGGTACGCCGTCGACCCACGCACGTTCCTGGAGACCCAGTTCGAGCTTGAGTTAGGTCAGTCCAACCAGCTAGTGATGCTGACCCAGATTCCTGTCTACAGCACGTGCGAACACCACCTGCTCCCTTTCGTTGGGACGGCCAGAGTCGCCTACATCCCTGGGCAGTGTGTGACGGGTCTCAGCAAGCTCGTCCGTGTCGTGGATGGGTATGCGAGGCGGTTGCAGGTCCAGGAGCGCCTGACGACACAGATTGCCGACGCGCTGGACCACTGCCTTCGGCCGCAGGGAGTCGGTGTCATGTTGCAGTGCGAACACATGTGCATGACGATTCGCGGTGCCCAAGCGCCGGGCACGCTCACCACAACCATCCAACTGAAGGGAGGGTTGCTGCATGAGCCTTTTCACTCCCAGTTCGTCGCACCCTGAGACAACAGGCCTACTACAGAAGCGGTGGCTGTTCCTGGACCCTGGGAAGACGACGGGCTACGTCGTTCTGGGGGAGGAGGCTGAAATGTTCACGATTCTAGAGGCGGGAGAGTTCACGGGGACGGCCCAACTGGAGGACCTGATCCCGACGACCGACGAAGTCGTCATGGAAGAGGTCCAGCACTTGGCCCCCCACTTTGACGCGTCTGGGATCCGAGTCGCAGGTGTCGTCCACCACTTCTGTGACAAGCACCACATCTTGCTCCGTACCGTGTCTCCTGCGCAACTGCAGGGGGCCAAGCACTGGGGCAAGGCATTGCAGGGCGTCGCACACTTACCAAGCCACGCCAGAGACGCCTTGGTCCATGCGTATGTTCTACTTGGCCGCACAAAACCCATATTGGGGGTTAGTCTGGAATGGCCGAACCGCTGATCGTGCACGTCACGTCCCGGAGCAGTTGGCGACAGTGTCGCCGCAAATACTGGTTCGCCGAGGTCGCTAAACTAGTTCCCCTTGCACCGAAGTTCCCCTTGATCTTCGGGACCGCCTTCCACGAAGGCATTGCCGCCTTTTATCAGCACGTCCGCGACGTCTCAGCGACTCAATGCGTTTCTACGTCAGCTGCCGCGAAAGGGGAGGAGCGTAGTCGCCGCGTCTGCACCGACGCCTTCGTCTTGGCGGTCCAGACGGCCCTGCAAAGCTGGGACCAGGCTGTGAAGGACGTCACACCAAGCGAGAAGACCAAGGAGAGTCGAGAACTGTTGGCGCACTGTGTATCCGTATATACGGCCTACTGCACCGACAACGACGACTTTCTGGTCTTGGGGGTAGAACAGCCCATCGAAGTCGACATACAGCTCACCCGAACCAAAGTCGTCCGGCTGCGTGGGACTATGGACCTCTTCACAACCCGGGACCCTCTCGGGAAGTTCTGGGTCGTCGATCACAAGACGGCCGGGACGATGCGGGATGTGACGACGCTTCAGTTCGACGACCAGATGACGACATACCTCTGGATGCTGGCTCAAGTCTTTGGAGCCTGCGAGGTAGGGGGAGCCATCTACTCACAAGTACACAAACACCTTCCACGCCCGCCAGCCGTCCTCAAGAATGGAGAACTGTCCCGAGCCATCAAGACAACGGGAGTGACGTACAGCAGCTACCTTGAAGCACTAGACGCGCATGGCCTCGACAAGAGCGAGTACGCTGACGTGCTGCAGGAACTACGGGCAACAGATCAGCCGGTCGTCCGCAACTACATCTTCTGCTCTCAAACCCGCCTCCGTGAGTTTGGTGAGCAGTTGCGGCAAGAGCTGATTGACCTCACTTCAAAGCCGCCACACTACTACCCGAACCCGTCGTGGGACTGTGGCTGGTCGTGTGACTACTGCAGTCCCTGCGAGACCTTGATGGAGGGGGGTGACTTGGACGTCGCAACACGGTTCCTGTACGAACACCGCGACTGGCGTGCTGAGCGTCATCGCAACAGCCAAGCAGCTTCCATAAGGGGGAAGTACAAGTGCAGCCGCTGAAAATTCTCACGTACGGCGAGCCCGGGGTGGGGAAGACGACGTTGCTGGCGTCTGGGCTCGACGATGAGCGTCTAGTACCAGGCCTGATCTTCGACTTCGAGGGGGGCACGCTCTCGATCGCGTCGAAGATCAGATACGTCACGCTCGAAGACTTCCGCAACGACAAGGGGTTCGTGCCCTCACCGCTCGACTGTCTCCGCGTCACAGCATGGGACGACTTCGCGACGGTCCGGACTCTGCTCCAACACGGACGTCTGCCCTACCGCTTTCTCGGCATCGACAGCCTGTCTGAAATCAACTACCTGGCTTTGCAAGAGGTGTCGGGGGCGGGCGAGTTCGAGACGCCTGACTTGCAGGACTACCTCAAGACCAGCACGGCCTTGAAAAGCCTCGTGCGGGCGTTTCGGGACCTGCCCCAGCACCTCGTCTTTGTGTGTGGGACCCAGACGAAGACCAACCCACGCACGCGGCTCGATCACAAGCTGCCCAACCTGGTCGGGAAACTGGCCTACGAAGTGTGTGGCCTCGTCGACATTGTCGGTCTGCTCGAGACCTACACCGAACAGGTCCGAGACGACGCCGGCAACACTGAGGACGTCATGCACCGCGAACTGATCACCTACCCGTCCGACCACTGGGTGGCGAAGGATCGCACGGAGGGTGGGCTGTTGGGCGGGTCGATGCAGGACCCAACCTTGACCGCCATCCTCAACCTGATCGAGCCTCCCAAGGCCGAACCCCTCAAGGCCGAGGCCACCAAGAAGGGCAAGTAGGTAGCTTAGCTACCTCCAGTCTGTAAAGGATGTGAGTCCGGATGTCGTCAGAACACATTGACTTCTCAGGGGTCCAGAGCTTCGACACGGTCGAGGTTGGGACGTGGGAGGCCCAGGTGACGGATCTGGAACTGAAGGACAGCAAGTCGTCCGAGTTCCAGTACCTGAACTGGAAGCTGACCCTCATAGACGGGCCCCAGGCCGGCCAGAACTGCTGGCTCATCACAAGCCTGTCACCCAAGGCACTGTTCCGCCTGAAGGAGTCGGCCATCGCGTGCGGCATCCCAGCCGACGACCTGGCCACCCAAGTCTCGCTCCCGACCCTGACGGCTGCCCTGTTGGGTGCGCGGTGCCGCGTCAAGATCGTGCACGAAGAGTACGAGGGGGAGGCCAAGGCGAAGGTCGACAAGCTCTTGACCTCGTCCGAGACCCAGCCCCGCAGTCTCTCTGGGCCGTCCAGCGCTGGTCGTGCCGGCAGGCGTGCTCCCCGCACTGCCTAGCACGGTCACCGAGGTGGGAGGGTCGTCGACTCGCCCTCCCACCTCACCTGACAAGGAGCACACAATGAAGATCGCGACCATTCCTCCAACGTCGCTCCTCCGCAAAGTCCCGCACGACGGCTATCACTTGATCCTGGCCAAGCAGGTCTTCACAATCCCTGAGTACCGGGACTTCTACAGTGAGCGTCTCGACGCCGGCGACTACGTGATCCTGGACAACAATGCGAGCGAGGAAGGCAAAAGCATCGCCCTCGACCAGCTCCTTCAAGCCGCCCGCTACCTGCTAAGCGGTTGTCAGGATGAGCAGACTGCAGCGGAGCGGCTTGAGCTCGTCCTCCCTGACGTCCCAGAAGACGGGATGGGGACTTTGGCGCAGTCGCTAATGGCTGTACAACCCATCCGCGCGATGCTTCCACACTGCCCACTCATGTTCGTCCCGCACGGCAAAACAACCGCAGAAGTGCGTCAGTGTGCAAGCCTCGCGGCGCAGCTGATCGGGAAGGACCTGAGCTGTATCGGGATCGGCCGCCGTACCTTCACCCCATACTTCAATCAGGTCCGGGAGTTCCCAGACACGCTCACCCACACTATGGCCGTCGTACACTGCATCACTGATGTCACGGACGTGTTCAAGACCCACCCGCTCCACTTGCTTGGCCTCCTGCTACCCCTTAGCCTCTACGATCAAGCCATCGGCTGGCTCCACCGCATCCGCGGACTCGACTCCGCGAAGTTCGTGACCTTTGCACTGGCCCAACGCAGTCTCGACGAACTAGGCGTCAGCCTACCACGCCACCCGAGGTACTTCTCAACCGCCTTTCCTTGGACGGCCGAGATCGAGAGGTGCTTCCTGGACAACGTCTCGCGCGGCCTCAACGCGTTCGAAAAGGGTGCTGGCCGATGAGCTGTGAGCAGTGTCCCCTAAACGGGTGCATCAAAGTCCCACCACATGGGGCCGAAAGACCGCAGTGGATCATCGTAGGGGAAGCCCCTGGGAAGGAGGAGGAGCGGGTTGGGAAGCCGTTCGTAGGCGTTTCAGGAAAGCTGTTGCGGGCGGTTCTGGACGCCCTGAAGGTCAAGAGCGAGACGTGTTGGTTCACGAACGCGTGTCTGTGTCGCCCACCCCGAACGGACGACAGCGACGAGAAGTTCCCTGTCGAAGCCATTGTCGCCTGTCGCGAACGGCTATGGGCTGAGCTGCAGGCAAGTCCAGCACCGCGCGTCATCGCTGTGGGGAAGGTTGCAGCACAAGCGTTGGTGCCGGAGTGGGTTCCAGGCGTTCCTGTCCCGGCGGATCGGCGTGCGCTGGCTCCCGCCTACGCAAATACGACTGTCCGAACCAGCTTCGACAGTACGGCCATTCGCGGACTTACGATCATGCACCAGTTCCTGGACAAGATCACGACCTTCACAGTCCACCCAGCCCACTGCCTCCGGAATCCCGATACGGCCCGCGACCTGCTCGATGACGTCAAGAAGGCCCAAACTCAGGTAACGCCACCGTCACACCCCAAACCCGGGAAGTGGCACGAGGCCTTGACGGCAGAGGAGACCGTCGCCGTCCTAGCGCAGTGGACGGAGGCCGCAACGCGGGTTGGGGGCCAGTGGGTTGCGCTGGACCTGGAGACGACAGGCCTGGACTTCCAAGAGGACCGGGTCTTGGCAGTGGGCCTGTGTCGTGGTAAAGACTCCCTGGTCTTTGCCGGTCGCTTCCTGGAGTCCAGGAAGGTCGTCAATGCCTTGAGGAAGTTCCTCAACCACCGCTCCATCAAGGTCGCAGGACACAACATTCGCTTCGACGCCCAGTTCTTGCTGTACCGACACAAGATTGAGTTCGCGTGGGACTTCGACACGATGTTGGCCCACTACCTACTTGACGAGCGTCAGGGATCCCATTCCCTCAAGACGTTGGCCCGATACTACTTCAATGCCTCTAACTATGAGGCCGAAGTCAAGCCCTTCTTCAGGACCGGCCGCGAAGCCCCCCCGTTCGAGATTCTGCTCCCGTACCTCGTCCAGGACATCACATACACCCACGCCCTGATCGCCATCCTCGAGCCTCAACTAGAAGAGCAGGGGCTCGGAGGCCTGTTCCGGACGTTGCTACTTCCAGCAGATCGGGCATTCCGAGACATCGAGATTAGTGGCGCAAGGATCGACCGGGCGTACTTGGCTGACCTACATACCCGCTTCTCTGCAGAGGCGGCGGACTTAGCCAAGCAGATGTCCGGGACCGCTATTGCTGTCGCAACGCACCTGACGACGCTGGCAGGTCAGGCAGACGACGAGGTCGTGAAGGCCGGCCTGCTCAAGCAGGCGAAGCCGCTACTGAACTTCTCCCCCAACTCGCCTCAACAAGTCGCGACTATTCTGTACGACTACCTTGGTCTCAAGGTTCCCCGAGGCTTCAAGAAACGCTGTACTGACAAAGAGGTCCTGGAGAAGCTACCAGGTCACCCCTTCGTCGAACTCCTACAGCGGTACCGCAAGTGCGTCAAGGTAGATGGGACGTATGCAGTTGGGCTACTGGACCGCGCAGACAAAGACGACCGCCTCCACCCAAGCTTCCTCCTCCACGGAACCGTTACTGGCCGCTTGTCCTGTCAAAACCCTAGCCTCCAGACTATCCCCCACGTGGACGGCCCAATCGTCCGGAACGCCTTCGTCGCCGCGCCGGGCCACTTCCTGTTCGAGGCCGACTACAGTCAAGTGGAACTACGGGTAGCGTCGTTCCTGGCTGCCGACGAGGCCCTACGAGACGCGTTCTTGAGTGGACACGACTTCCATCGCACCGTGGCGGCCGAAGCCATTTTCCACATCCCCGTCGAGGAAGTGACCAAAGAACAGCGGTACAAGGCCAAGTTCGTCAACTTTGGGATCGCGTACGGGCGGAAGGCGAAGTCCCTGGCTGAGGGGGAACTACAATGCTCCGTCTCAGAAGCACAGCAGTACATCGACGCCTGGTTCGCCTTGTACCACCGCTTCAAGGCGTGGAGTGACCTGCAGACACGACTTGCTCAACAGCGCGGCTACGTCTTGTCAGCATTTGGCCGTAGACGCCGGTTCCCCCTCATCACAGCCCAATCCCTTCACGACGTCGCCAATCAGGCCACCAACGCCCCAATCCAGTCTACGGCCTCCGACCTCTGTCTATCGTCGCTAGTCCGGATCCACAACCGCTTGTGGCCTGCGGCGAAACTAGTCTCGTCGATCCACGACGCGGTCTTGGGAGAGGCTGCCGTCAAGGACGCCGAGACCACGATCCTGTCTGTCTTCGAGATCATGCACGACGTCCCACCAGCGTTTGGAGACTGGCTTCCGTTCCCAATCGGGATCAAGGTTGGGACGCGGTGGGGCGAGCTAGAAGAGTTCGACAATGCTGCGGAGGCGATTGCCTACGTCTCTCAGTTGGGAGCAAGTTGAGATGTCGAAGCGGGCCAAAGCGGTAGGTGCGACGTGTCAAGTGTGTGGGGGACCTTTGTTGTTGACGGCGTTTCAGGACGTGCAGACGAACACCTGTCGAGGGTGTCGGCGCCAGCTGTCCCTTCCGAAGGCGATCGCCGACTACGCCCAGACCCTCCTGCTGACCGACCAGAGTCGGTTTCTCGGCCTTTGGCGCGAGCAGGACGGGTTCTTGAGTGCGGAGCGGACTAAATGGCTGCCAGGAGCCCCTACCCTGCTTCCTATCCTACACAAGAAGATCGAGGCCGGCTTCCTTGAGCACTGGAACAGCCCAACCGTCTTCCCAGCGTGTGGGCTGGGTGGTGGGGTCCACAAGCTGCTCGAGGAGCTACTTGACGCGATTGCCTACGTCCTCCTCATCTTTTGGTACTTCCCAGACCAACTCTCGCTCCGGCAGATCCAGCACCTCAAGCGCATCGCCCGGCAGTGTGCGTCAGGGGCTATGGCCCTGATCGACTACTTCGATCCGGAAGGGTAGTTGGGGCGTCGTGTCCTTGTACCCTTACCAGAAAAAGGGCGTCACGTTCCTCGTCCAGACTCGGCGGGCCCTTCTAGCCGACGATATGGGCCTCGGCAAAACCCTCCAGGCCATCTTCGCCGCCCACCGGTTTTGGAAGGTCCATGGTCACACCGTGTTGGTACTTTGTCCCAAGACGGTCCTCTCAGTTTGGAAAGACGAACTAACGAAGTGGTGGCCAGATGCAACAGTCACTGTCGTCTCTGGGAATGCCCAGAAGCGCCGACAGGCGTGGGAGGTCGGCTTCGAGTCCGATTGGACGCTCTGCAACTACGAAGCGTTTCGCATCGACGCCCTCAGCCTACCGCGTCGACCTTGGCAGACCATCGTCTGTGACGAGGCCCATCGCCTCAAGAACCGCGGCTCCAAAATCTTCAAGGTCGTCCGTTCCGTCGCTAGGTGGGCGCAGCAGCTCTTCCTCCTTACCGGAACGCCGATCCCAAACCACCCAACCGACATTTGGGCGTCCTTGCACTTGATGGACCCAAAACGGTTCTCCAGCTACTGGAAGTTCGTCGACCAGTTTTGCAAGCGGACCTGGAATGGGTTCACGTGGGAACTTAGCGACGTCAAGCCGGCAATGCGGGAAGAGTTCTCAGAGACCATTGCCTCACGGGTCTTGCGAAGGACGACAGACCAAGTCGGCCTAGACCTTCCAGAGCTAACGGCCCAACGCTGGTGGGTCGACTTGTCCCCCGCGGAGTGGAAGGCCTACAAACAGCTCCGCGACGAGTACTGGCTCCAGCTCCCCGATGGGGGCTTGATCTGGTCCTCGACGACTGTGGGGAATCTGACGAGGCTTAGGCTCGCCACGTTTGGGCCGACCGTCCTCCGTGAGAACGCTCAGTCGGACGAGCCGCTCAACTGTACTAAGGCAGAGGTCTTGTCTGAGATTGCGGAAGGGGTCGCCCACAACCGGCCAGTTGTTGTGTTCTGCGACTTCAAGTTGGTCCTGCGGGGTATCCGGGCTCGGCTTGAACAGGTCCTCGGCCGAGAGTGTGCTCTGTTTACGGGAGACGTCAAGCAGGCGGACCGAGAAGACATAGTCCGAGACTTCCAGCGGGGCCGCTATCCTTTTCTATTAGCCACGCCTCAGACGGGCGGCCTGGGGATTACTCTTACTGCCAGTTCGCTCTGTGTGTTCTTGTCACTCGACTGGATACCGGCAACCCGAGACCAAGCACGGAAGCGCCTCCACCGCATCGGACAGACGTGGCCCGTTCTGTCAATCGAGGTCTGTGCCCGGAACACAGTCGACAGTAAGATCCAGGCGCTGCTAGAGCGCAAAGAGTTCTCGACGGAGCTGGCCTTGGCTCATGCAACCTGGACTCCCGAAGTGGTGCGGTGGCTCTTCGACGAAGCCGACACGCCCCTCCCCAAACTAGGGACGGCCACAACCGACTTGTACCGGGAACCCTCACGTATAGACAGCTAACCCCAGCTCTAACAAGCTAAGAATCGGGAGTATTGACCTGAGCTGTTTCCGGGGTTCGGCCCACCCAAAAAAAGTTTGCAAGTCGAGGGAAAAGGGCTGGACATCTAGATCTAGAGCCCCTATACTAATAGCAATGATGAAGGGAGTGCGGACCAAATCCTCTTAGAGGAAACCGCCCCCCGACTTGAGAGATAGGGGTTGTCGAGAACAGGATGCGGTCGACGCTCTGGTCGCCCGCAAACGCGCTAGGGAGGGATTGAAGTGGCGAAAGCAACCAAGCAACACTTGATCCGCAGAGTGGCGGCGTACGCCAAGGCGTACGCCGAGCTCGAAAAAGAGGCCGAAGCTCTCGTGACCAGCTTCGGCGCGAGGGGCATGACGTCAATGGCCACGGCCAATGGCGACGTGTACCTGGACGGGGGGCGGCTACGGGTGATCGCGCCGAGCGAGTAGGGAAAGGCGCGGCCCCGATGCCTATAGCAATGATGAAGGGAGTGCGGACCAAATCCTCTTAGAGGAAACCGCCCCCCGACTTGAGAGATAGAGGTGTGAACCCATGGCCAGCTACACATCAACGACCAACGTGCAAGTGACCGAGACTGCTGCAGACGCCGCTGACCCGATCGGTGATCTGCGGACCCAGCTGCAGGCCGTCGTCGTCGAGAGCGCCGTCGAGCCGGTCATCCAGGCCTACCTGGGCGCGTGCGACCTGCTGGTGGAGAAGCCGAACAACGTCTGCCGGCAGGCACTTCGGCGAGGCCAGGGCCTCTTGCTGCAGGCACTGGGCTGCGACGCCGCCACCCTGAAGGCCGTCATGGCCTCGAAGCGTCCTCCGCGTGAGCGGAAGCCCCGCGCCAAGAAGGCCGGCAAGAATGCGGCTGAGGCTACGGACGCCGCCCCGAACGATGCGACGGTGACGGCTGCGGACACCGCTGGGGCCGAGGCTCCCAAGGCGACCAAGAAGGGCAAGGGGAGCAAGTAGGGGTCCGGGTGTGCTGAGGGGACACGGAGGGGGGTTCTGGGAACGTCCAGAACCCCTCTCGGCTACGAAGAGGAGGAGACACATGATAAGTGTTCGAGAACAAATGCAAGAGCTGTTCGACGGCACCGACGACGGCGACGAGTACGACGGTGTCCCCGATCCGGAGACGGCTGCACAGATGTGCCTCGCAACTGAAACCGAGGAAGAGGTCGAGACCGGTCCCACCTGCAAGGGCTGCCCGTTCCGGGTGCTGTGTGACGGACCGTGCTCGGTGGGGGTGGGGGAGGATGGGTAGCGAAGAGGTTCGTGATCCCGTACAGGCCCACAAGGACTACCAGGAGTGGGTCGACGGCGGGTGCCCCCTTATGTCGCACTACGACACCCCCGACGAGCAAACGGTCGCTGTCGCCAACATCGTGACCGCAGTCCTGTACGGGGCCGAAGCTACGAAGGCGTCCGTCATTACGAACCTGTGGTGCTTAGGAACGAACAGTCCAACCTTCATGCTCACGTGTCGCGTCCTAGGCGCGGTCGTCCGCCCGCCCGGCACCTCCGTCGAGCTTCTACACAACACCGGCCTGCAGTTCCTCAGAGAGCTCTACGAAGCCCTTTACGGGAGCCAGGAACCCGAGGAAAAGCCCCCCCTATCCCCGAGTCTAAGCGGCTAGAAGAAGACCCCTCAACACTAGACAGCTAGGGTTGAGGGGTCTTTTTCTAGCGGGCCTAAGGAGGGTCTAGGCCTCTTTCTTGGACAGTTCGTGGTAACGGCGTAGCATCTCCCACACTTCAGCTCTAGTAGCTGGTCTAGCGGGCTCGGACCCGTCCGTGATCCCGACCTGCTGGGCCCAAGACGGTTCTGGATCTGCTGCGACTTTCTTTGGTGCGTTCGCGATTAGATAGTCAGCCAAGGTCTCCCCCATCCTGTCAAACCGGGTCTCGGTGGAACTGGGCCTAGTCCCCTCCCGCTTCAGGTACCACTGGGCGTAGGCCGAGACCGTCTGGGGTCCGACCGCCCCATCGATCGGTCCTGCATCGTATCCCAGTGCGTGAAGGGTACCTTGGACAAAGACCGACGTCGTCTTCTGTGCCCGGAAGGGGCGGTAGTTGGCCGACATGTCGACGTGGTAGTGGTCGACGTGGTCGGCGTTGTAGTAGCAGTCGATCACGACGTTGAAGCACTTCCGCAGAAGCGCGTCGACGACCAGGTACAAGGCTGAGCCGTGATCACGCCGCGTCACGAGGTCAGTCCCATCCGCGAACTGGACGGCGTCGATGTCGATCGCGAGGCCCAACGCGTGTGGACTGGGCGCCCCACTCGCCAGGTTCTTCTTGACGTACGTGCCTGCCGTCGCGACCTTGACGACGGGAAGCCCATGTAGCTCCATCAAGTCAACCCACGCCGAGAACGCGGCCTTTAGAGCCGCCGTGTCTTGCGCCTTGAACTGGTAGGGGACTCTGAATGTCCCATACGCGTCGGCGCTCCCTCGATCGTAGAACAGTTGGACCTTGTCTACCTCAGCCAACAGAACCCCGTCCCTTCTAGACCCACCCTAGTCGCGTAAACACACGGGTCCACCGTTCCGCCCAGCGCGCCTTAGTGAAGGCATGCAAGAAGACCTGCCGCGCCGCCTTGCCTAGCTCCGCCTGCAGTTTGGGGTCGGCCAACAACGTGTAGACGCTATCCCGGACTGCGTCGACGCTTGGAGGATCAGCCAACAGTCCACTGAACCCGTCCTGGATCAAGTTCCCTATCCCGCCAGGATGACACGCCACGATTGCACATCCAGCCGCCATCGCCTCGATACACGACAACGACGTCCCTTCACAGTCCAGCGTCGGGATGAGGACGATGTCGGCCTGATAGTACTCGCGCTCAATCCCGACACCCTCGTAGTACGTGTAGGTACACCGGTCCGGGAACTGGTGACACAGGCTCTCGATCTGGACCCGATACTCCCGGAGTCCCTTCCCCACAAAGCGGAAGTCTAGCGTTGGGTGTTGAGGCAGCAGTTCCCGCGCGAGTGCAATCGCAATCGCGACACCACGATTGTATACGAGGCGGCGCGGGAAGAGGATTCGGGTCCGCCCAGGCCACCGCGACCCTGCTGCCAAGTTGGGTGTGGGGAATAGGTTCTCGTCTGCGTAGTTTGGGATGTAGTACATCTTGCTGGCGAGGTCAAAGTCGAGAACAGCTCGGACCCAGTTGATACTGTTGGTGTCGACACTGACGACGGCAGCGGGTCGACGATGCACCTCTTCCATAAGGTGTCGCCACGCTGGGTCGTGTCGGCTCCAGCACCCCGACGCCTGTTGGTCCCAGTACACACCGTGTGTGACGAGCAGCTCGCCTTCCCTGGCGGGATGGCCCACGTCGGGGTTGAAGTAGATCTTGTGCGTGAAGTGTTGGGCCGCAACAGCAAACGCTGCTGTGGCTCCAGCCACAAACTCGAACGGCGCTCGACCCCAACGCCCAACGCCACAGAACGGCACGCCTTCCTCGACCTGGACCCACCCATCAGACGAAGGCTGAAAGATGGTCGGCCAGCCGACACCTAACCTCTGGCACAGTCGTGCCAAGTCTAGCGCGTACCTTTCGCCCCCACCCCAGTTACAGCCACTCCGATCAAGGTACGAGAGGTTGACCGGAAAGAACGCGGGAGTCATGATGGCGACGGACGGCTGTTGGAGGGGGGTTATGATGGGGGTCCGGCCCGCCAACCGCAACCCCCTCCTCCTGGACGCCCGTGTCGACGATGGCAAACCTACACCTCCGAAAAGGCCAAGGCGATCTTGCCTACCCGTGCAACGACTAGAGATGTGTCGTTCTTCGACGTCAGCGTGATCTCCAATGTAAGCTCGTCCCCTGCGACCCAAGACGCACCAAGGTCGGTGGACGTGATGTCAATCGTATCCCAGACGCCGTCCGTGGTTTGGGCCGACTTGGTCACTACAGTCGAAGTGTTCCGGAACACTTCGACCGTCACTGAGGCGTCCCCAGAGTCGTCCGTCGTGAAGAAGTCGAGGGCAATGCCCGTCGTCTCCCAGTCGTCGAACTCTTCCGGGAGGACCCACTTCAGGGCACCGTTGACACTGACCTGGGTGGCCCCAGCCGCCTGCCACTCGTAGTAGGTCCGTCCACCCGTTCCGGCATAGCCTGTTTCCAGCGTCCCATCCGTTGCGGGGTAGGCTGATCCGGGTGCACCTTCCAGGTCATACCAAACCACACCTGGGTACTCGGCGAACAGGTAGACCGTCCGCGTCGAGACCGTGTGGCCGATCGTGACCGTAGAGCCGACCTGAGACAACGTGATCCCAATGCCTCCTGCCAGGACCACGTCGCCAGTGATTTCGGCTGAGCCGAACGCCTTCGTTGAGTGTACGCCCTCATGGACGTGGTCGGCCCTGGCCACCGTCAGGCCAGTCCCAACGGCACCCGCACTCGCGACGTCTGCAGGCGTTGTTGACGCTAAGTCTGCGGCCACGGTAATCGTGTTGAGGCCGTCGTTCTGGGTAAGGACGACACCGTCCCCTTCGGTTAGGGAGACGTCGCCAGTCAACGTCGTCGCCTCACCGTCCTTCTGCAACGACTCGACCCGCGACTCCGCGTCGAGCTCGTTGACCTTGGCGACGACTAGATTGAGGTGGGTCAAGACGTCCGGAGCCTTCTCACCGTCGGCAAAGTCGGTCAGTGCCATCTACACCACAGCCTCCCACGTTCGTCCGTCTCGCGTTCCTTTGTAGACGTACATCTTGCCGCCCGTTGGGACAACGGCGACCAGTTCGCCCTTTCCATTTGCGACCAAGCCTGCACTCATCTCATCACAGTCCGCAATCGACGCCGCGACCACTTCATACGACGCGTCGGTCAGGTCCAGCTGGAGCAGGTCGACCTTCCCTGTACCCGTGTTGCGGGCCAACACCTGGACCGTGTCTCCGTACTCGGGTAGGGCGAGCGTGGGGAAGCTGTAGCCAGTGATTTCCATCTCGACGTCGACCTCTCGACCTATGCACTCACCGATGCGGACCTTCATCTTCGACGAGGCGGGGTCCGTAGCAACCACAATAGTCCGCCCGGTAGGGAGGGTGGCGACGGCGGGGCAGCGGTAGTTGGCGGCCTGTTCTCGGAACTCGTATAGGGCAGGGTTGTGGGTAGTCTTGTAGGTGTCGCAACAGAGTCCTGTGAGGGGGGTGCTTTCACTTGGCCACGTCACGTCCTTCGAATGTGCAATCAGGATTCCCGGCCAGTGGGCGGAGACGGCGTCGATGCGGTCGCCTGTCGTTCGACGGACGATCCCGACCCAGACCCACTCGCCAATACCAACCGCCCACCCCGTTGTGCAAACGATCCAGGAGCTTCCTGACTTGATCTTGAGCCGGACCGAATACGCCTCCCACTCCTCGTCGTCCTCATTCCAGCCCTGCTCGGGTAGCGGAGGCGTCCACCAAGACCCGTGACCGTCGGAACCGAAGTCGGCACCTACTTGTGTCCACTCCGTGTCTCCGCGCTTGTTCTCGACCCGCAGTATCCCTACCGCGTCTCGGGAAGGGATGTCATTGACGGACAGCAGGCCGTCTAGCCGCCCCCGGAAGAACTGTCCAGAGTGCAGGTCATACGATAGCGCAGCCGCCAACGACCAAGACAGGACACCGATACAGGCATAGAAGACGTCAGTCTCAGATGGGTCGATGGCTGAGCCTGGAAGCCATGCGGCGTCCCAAGGGTACCCAGGACTTAGTCGGTGCACGACTCCGTCGTCGTCGGTATACGTGGTCATGGCATCCCAGATATCTTGTGACCACGTCCCAGACCAGCCCTCGAACGCCTCGCAGATGTTCATGACCTGTTCCATCGTCAAGGCGTGACAAAGGTCAGTCCCGGTCTCGGCCCCGAACAGGTATTCAATGTACGGACAGGCCTTCGTCTCCCTCGTCATCCCATAGCCTTCAAGGACGTCTAGTGATGGTGTATCGTCTGTCCGCGCGTTGACCATCACGGGAAGGCCCGACCAGTGACAGCCCCACTTGACGACCGTTGACTCTTCCCCATAGTCGTCTCGGTCGGGACTGTGAACCGTCGCCTCGAAGTCCTGTGCCATCCCCACCAAGCCGAGCACGACTTCGTCTTCTTCTTCAAGGTCCGAGAATGCAAACGTCAGCTGAGTTACCAATCGAGGCTTCGGGTCCAGTTGCCACAAGTCGAACAAGACCTCACCGCTCATTGCGGGCAGGAGCTGCTCGAAGACGGCTTCTTGAGCCGCCCACGAGATCTCGTAGTTTTCGGTCCTGTCCGAGCCAGTAGTGTGTGGGTCCGTGATCGTCGGTAGCGAGTAGTTGACGGTCACGCGCAAAGTGATCCCAGCACGCGGCGTCGTAACTTGGATCCCCAAGTACCGCCAAGAGGTGAAGTCGTAGAAGTCTTCCGGACGCGTCATGTTCGGCGGGAAGTCGTCGCCTGGGTCAGTCCCGTCGTTCTGCTCATAACGCGGCTCGGTCAAGTCGTTGTATTCCCAGTACCAGTTTGCAGACGTGAACCGGTACACGTCAGGCGGTACGACCGTGTCGGGGTTCAGGTCGCGCACGGATGCGTTTCGGTCGGCGAAGTAACTGAAGAGAGGTCGCTGCAGTGTAAACTCTGTTAGGCCCGACCCGACCGGAATGCTAAAGGTCTGGCCGCTCGTGTCGTCATCATATTCATAGTACGCTGCGTACATGCCCCCCGCCGCAAAGTCCGTTGGGACGCCCCACCGCGACTTGTCCCACTTGACGAAGTACGTCTCTTCGACCCACTGTTGAAGCGTTGGGGTCGCGGCCGTGAAAGGGTTCGCCAGGAACGGGACCCGAACACGCGTCCCCCGCTGCAGTCGAAACCCAGACCACTTCTGTGGCTTGAACGCGTTGGTCCAGTACGGACTCCCCGCACGGCCCAGTTGTGGGGGATGGGCCTCCAGTCTCCAGCGGAGGTTCGTCAGCGTCCCATCCGTCGCGTACTCTTCGTTCTCTTGGGCCCACTCGATGTCTGTGGTTACGGTCAGGGCGTGGCCGGCCTTGACGAACATGCCTGCTGGAGCAGCAGTCACGACGACGCCCGACCCGTACTTGTCAATGTCGGTTGACTGTTCCGGGACGCCGGTTGAAATGCGGACGGTCGGAGACGGGCCTCCAGCGTCGGTTGGGTTGCCCGGATAGAAGGCCTGCAGGGTCGGGTCGATGTAGGCGTACAAGCTGAGCGTCTTGGACCAGGTGTTGTTCCACCAATCGGTGTGACCGGTCGACGTGTGGTACAGCGATACTCCAGTCGTGTCCCCGATGATCTCCCAACCACTACCGTAATCGACGTACTCCTCCGCGAGGGACTGATGTGCTGCGGTAACACCGACCTCAACACGGGCCCACTCGCTAGTGTTGTATCCGAGGCAGTGATCGACCGAAGCGAATCCCCCGCGGATCGACAGTCCAACCGAGAGGTGTGGGGAAGGTGTGCCTGGGGTCCAACCAACAGGCGGATCGCTCGTCCGGTGCCACGACAGTTCAACCGTCCCCAACGTTCCAACGTGGTCGCCGTCCCAATCCTCTAACCAACCGTCCTCTAGCGTACACTCCCACCAGTACTTGAGGTACTTCCCACTAGGGGGGCTGCTCGTCCACTTGGACCAAAGTCGCCACGCGTTCCCAGTGACCGTCCCGTCTAGGTCTAGCCAGTACGACTCACCAGTCACCGTCCAAGCCACGAAGATGTAGTACCCGGCCTTCATGATCCCGGCACCACCGCTGAGGTCGAAAGGGGTAGCGGTGTAGGTGTGCGGATATGCGATGGGACAGCTGCTCTGGACGGAGACACAGAAGACGTCCCCGTAGATCATCCCCGGCAGGCCGACACCATCGCGACCGATCACCAGCTTCTCGGCGTACTTGGTGATCGCGGCGACCTTCGTAATCGCGTGGTCGGTCTTACTGATGTCGAGCCGGGTCGTCCCGAACGAGACGTGGACGCCGGATGCGGGGTTCTGGTAGTTGGAGATGTGGTTCCCGATGTCGATCTTGAGCCGGGCTGAAATGTCTAGCTGGGCTGTGTCGGCACCCTTGATCCAGTCCCCCACACTACGACTCCTTCACGAACAGGACCCTATACGCAACCGCAGAAGCACCTGCGTTGCTGATGTAGAAGGCCGTGATCGCGACTGTACACGGGATCACGACGACCTCACCGCTTTTGGCGTACCCTTTGATGTTCGGGGTCGACGTGTGGTCTGCGAAGGTCAGATTCCCTTCCGCAACGACGACGACGTAGTCGGCGTCAGCAAGGGTCGTCGGGAAGATGTTTGAGTTGGACGTGACTGCCGCAATCTCACCCGCGACGTCGGCATACTGGTCCACGTCTGCAGAGATGGTCTTGACGACTGAGGCCATAGCACTATTGGTCTCAGCAACCGTAGTCGTCAGTGACGTCGTTCGCGTCTTCGCCATTGCTCACAGCTCCCAGTTGGAAGTGTCGAAGCCCGTGATGCCACAGATGAACTTGAGCCAGCCGACCGAGACTTCAATGGCCAGTGGTGTTGGGGTCGCGGCACCAGACAGCGTCCCAGGCGCTCGGGTCTTCCCAAGGGTTCTGGTCGGGACTTGAGACGTCCGGAGGAAGCGGCGCATCGTCGTCCGGAGCGACATTACACCACCACCCCATCCTTGACAATGACAGCAACGTAGTCGTCAGTCCAAACCGGGTCGGAGGGTTTGGCGACGTAGCTCAAGGTCTTGGACACGATTTTGAACCGTGTTCCAACCGGGACGCCTAACGGCGCATAGTTGCACTGGACAATGTCGCCAGGCCAGATGTTCCGTCCGTACCCACGCCACTTGATGTACTGTCCTGCCCGCAGATCGGCTTCCAGGGTCCGGTACGCAAGAAGGTCCGGATTGGTGTCTGAGTCGTCGACGTTGACTCGCCACAGCTCCCGACCAATGAACGACAAGTCGTTCCGGTCCGTAACAGATGTGGGGTAGATGTGTAGGCTTTCCTTCGTGTGTCCACGCCCGTCTTTGCCGCGTGCGTACGAGACGTTTCGTAGCTCCGTGAAGTCCGTTGTCCCTGAAGCCGGCAGGAGGACTTTGTCGGCGTCCGTGACTGTTGCAGCGTCTAGGACGAAGGCCGGATTCCAGGCTGTCTCCGGCGTAAGCCGGAACACGATTCCGCCGTCGGGACGAATGTGCCACCGTAGCCCAGCGATCGTACACAGGTGGTCGACGGCCGTCATGATTTCCGTGTCTGGATCAAACTTCAAGCCGCCTGACAACTCTTGACCGCGGACGATGAACGAGTACCCAGATGGGAAGAACAGGTTGGAGGCGTCGATGCCCCAGAACTCGAAGATGTACGTGATGGCGTCAACGACGTCCCAGCCAGTAAAGTCCGGCATCGCTACCGTTGTAGCCCGTCCGTCTTGCCAGACGCACGTCGAGTCTTGGACATCGACGCGGACGAGGGGCCTCATGTCACCTTCCCGAGCAGGGATGCGTTCAATCTTCGTCGCGAAGCCCGTAAAGATTGGGACGGTAGGCGTCTGCCCTTCCCGGAACAGGTGCCCCATCTTGACCTGAATCTGGCCCATCCCACGCAGGACCTCTAACAACTCGAACGACCGCGTCACGTAGTCTCGCAGGACCAACGTTCCCGTTGCCCCACGCCCTGTCTCAGGATACGAGGCCGAAAACTCCAGAAGGTTCTTGGACAGGTCAAGAGGCGAGAACGAGGCCGTGGTCCCAATAACGGTCCGATGGATCTCTTGGAAGTCGAACAGGATCCCCGTCCTGCGGTGCATGTGCTTGGCAGCGTAATCTTCGATCGAGTTGTTTGTGACGGTGGCGACGGCCCGCCCCTTCCGATCTGGTTCGCTGGTAATCGAAAACTTGCCCTCGACTGAGATGTCTGGCGTCGTCGGATTGTCGAGTTTTGTAGTGACGTGGATGATCGTGGCTTCCCCGTCGAGGGTGTACCGGTCAGAGTACTGCAGCTCAGGACCGACGACTTCCGTCGTCTCGGCAAACAGAAGCTGAGAATACGTAAACCAGCCACGAGCCCCAAACACTTCGATAGCGACACAGCCTTTCCGGGGTTCCAAGGCGGTCGCTGGTGTCACGACCCACCACGTCTCTCCCAGTAGGGTGTGGTGGAACAGCAGTCGCCCACCAACGAACAAGACCCTGATCTTGTGGGGAGCGATGAGCAATTCCGACTGCTGTGTCAGTTCCAGTCGCCGACGATCGACGACGGACGTCTTCGTGGCACTGTCCCAGTGGTACAAGGCAAGCCAGTTCGATTCAGGGTAGTCGATGTGTGGGTACGGCAGCCACAGTGTGTACTCAGGCTGAAACTCTTGGACGCCCAGGTGTAGCTTGAGTCCGCGATACTGGGGCCAACTAGTCTCTTCGTCATTCTCTGCGGCCAAGAGCTGGTAGTCAATCTGGAACGACCGGGCGACAGGCTCTTGCCCCTTCGTGATGAGCATCGCACAGTCGTCAAGGGTCGTGGGGGAGTACAGGGCGACCGTTTTCCCGCCGAGTGAGTCGACCTTGTACTTGAACCAGACGCCCGTCGGATTGGTATTTGCATCGTACCAGGCGCTCCAGATACCCGTGTCTGGGTCAACAGGTGTCAGATAGTCCTCGACGTTCTTGAAGTACGGCCACGGCGTCTGAATGGCCCCTCGGAGTGGTGGGATGTATAGGACGTCGGCGGCTAAGGAAGCAACACCACCATCGGGCCTGTCCGTCGACCATTCATACCCACCCACCGACGCGGGAGCCATTGGGTCGTTCTGGATTGCCGTCTCGGCCGGGTCGACAAAGTACCTGTCGTGGCACCACCCGTACGTGATGGGGCGGGGGACGCTCTCGGGCGGGAGCCAGATCGTCGACCCGTAACTACGAAACGGTGCACCTGTTCCCATTAGGGGGCGCCCCCAACCAAGACTCCTCGTCCAGCCAGGGCCTCTTGGAAGGCCAGATCCATGTGCCGTTCAACAGCCATCCGGACGTTCGGTGTCCCTAACAGGGCAGCAATGGTCTCAGGCGAGAGGTCGATCTCAAGCCGCGCGGTTCCTCCACCCATATCCTTCGCACCGCCCTTAGTCCGGTTCCGGTGTTGAGCGTTGTAGACAGCTGCTTGTGTGAGGTCGTCGGGGGAGAGCTGGTCTCCGTAACCCATTTCGAGGAGCGTCTGCATCTCTTCGTCGACGGCCTTTGCACTAGGCTGTTTTGTCCCAGCTCCTTTAGCTGTCTTAGCTCCCCTCTTGGGCTTGGTTGCGGTCGTCGTCCGGTCGAGAGCACCCCTTTGGGACACGAGCTGTAGCTCTTGCTTCTTCTGTCGAGCCGCTCGCTCGTGGGCGTTGAGAAGGCGGTCGGGCAGGTCGTCTATGGTTCCCGGCCGGCCCAGTTCCTTCTCGACCTCGCCTAGAAACTCTTTCCGCTCAGCCTCTAAGGACTGCCCATACCGCGGAGCCTCTTCCCAACCTCTGGCGGACGACACTTTGTACCGCAACGACTTGTCGTAGTGCTCAAACTGCTTTGCAGACAGCATTTCCCGCTCACGGGCGCGGCGTTCCTGGGCCCTCTTGACCCGCTCAGCATAGTTCCGGGCAGCCTGGGCTCCCTTGTCCCACTTAGAAGCGCCTTCCGTTTCTTTGATGATCTCTTCGGGCGTCTTCTCGCCTTTCAAGATTGCCTGTCGCGCACCCTCCTCGCCCTGCGACATGGCCTTGACCATGTTGATAGTCGAGATGGCGGCCGCGGCGGCTAAAGTCAGCATGGAGATCGACAGCAGGCCTGTTGCTCGAACCGCACCCAGCGCAGTCTGTGACTTCACAGCAGCAGCCTCCGTGACGGCAGCGTCTTCGGCGACGGCAAGTGTATTCGTCCGGACCATTGTTGTGACCAGGGCCCAGGCCTCTTTGACCATGTTGAGGTAGCCATGCATCTTCAAGATGGCGAAGCTAGTCCCACCTAGTGCCCCAACCAGCAGACCAACAGACCCCGCGACTTTGATGAACCACTGTCCTGCCGGACTCGACGCCAGCTCGGTCAGCTTGTTGGCGATGTTTTGGAGGTGTGGTGTCACTTGCTTGAGGACTGGGACCAAGGCTTCTCCAATCGCGACCCTCAAGTTGAAGATCGCGTCCTTGAAGTTGGACAAGGCGCCCGTCGTGGTCCCCATCAGCTCCTTCATACCACCCTTGAAGCGCGTCGTCATGATCTTCTCAAGGGCTTGCATGAGGGCTTCGGCGTCTTCTTTGGATTGCGCAGCAACGCCACCGCCAGGGCCGGGGTGCGCGCCCGCCTCTAACAACATGCGGGCATTGATACCAAACTCCTTCAGTCGCTCCATCCCACCACCGGAGACAGCGTCAGCGACGGCCTCGACACCTTGAACAACGTCCCGACCCATTGCTCCGGCCATGTCCCCGATTAGGGGCAGCCACTTCTTAGCACTAAGGCCGTAGTTTTCAAGGCGGACGGCGGAGTCCACAACGTTCCGCATTTCAAAGGGGGTCTCTTGCGCGAACCTCTTGGCCCACTCAAACATCTCGACGGCCTTTTGCGTGTCTTTCATGGCCACCTTGAGCTTGGCGTGAAAGACCTCAACTTCCTGAGCCGCCGTAACGCCCCACGCACCGGCCCCAATCGCCGCAACCCCAATACCCATCGACACCATAGACAACTGCTCGAGGTTGGCCTTGGACTTGGCGGACAGTGAATCGATCTGAGCAAACGTGGCGCGGAGGCCAGTTGCGTCACCTAAGAAGCGGACGAGTAAACTAGTCGTCTCACCCATTGCGGCCTCCTGCTAGTCGTGAGGAGAGCACTTCGGCCAAGCGCTTCCCTCGACGCCACCCTAGCAGTCCTGCAACGTCAAACGGAGAGAGGTCCCGCAGGTCCGCCAGGGAGAGGTCAAGCAGGTCGGCACAACAGATTTCGAACGCGGCTGGAGACATTGGCGACTCCGCCTCACCCTCGTCGTCCGACTCCTCAACTTGAGCAACCGCCGTCTCGAAGGGGACTATGCCGACGGAGCCTCCGACTCTGATTCTGGGTGCGTAGAATCGGTAAGCTGCTTCAGCACACTGCCCCCCCTTTCGATGACGGCCTTGGACTGTTCGAAGTCGAAGGCGGACACAACAGCGAAGCGGTCCGACCAAGGAATCTGTGCTACGTGTTCGGGTGTGAAGTCCCACGACTGCCCGTCGGGACCGCAAACGTCCCGCCAACCAACCAGCAGCGTCTCGAACACGTAGTCATAGCTCTCCTCGGACTGGTCGGCCTCGATGAGACTACGACACTTCTTCTGCACGGCTGCGGTCGTCGGCATGAAGACCCACGTAGCATCCAGCAACTGGATTTCGATGCGTCCTCGAACTGTATACGCCAACCTGCCCACCCCTTCTGGGTTATGTTGCAGCGATGGTGACGCGGTTGTAGATGGTCCCAGACCCAGGAATGAAGGCCTGGGAATAGCCCACGATATTGTTGACGGCGAACGGCATTTCCTGTCCGTTCGGGACCCAGTCGTCGAGGGTGAAGATGAGGTCTTGAGCACTGATCCCGTTCTTGAGCGACAGTGTAATATCAGCCGCCGTCCAATCCCGGACCTCGTACTGGGCCAGAGCCCAAGGGAGTCGAGTCACGGCAGAGAAGCCGTACTTGATTGACGGGATGGCGTACCCGTCCGGCTTCCACTCGGCCGCAGCCTGGGTCCCGTCCTGATACACCTCAGCCGTTGCGTTGAGGTCGCAGGACAGTTCCCATGAGACGGTGTTGTAGACTGTTGACGCGACCGCAACCTTACAGTCGCGCGCGATGTGGCCCTTCAGGGAGTTGTAGACAGGTGCGTAAGTTCCTGGCGTTTGGATGGTGGCGATGCCTTTGATGGTGACCCGGGCGATCGTAAGTGCCTTTGGACCCCCAGCATTGGCGATCCGGATCCCGACGGGCTGCGCACTAGAGACGATGAAGAGCGAGTCCCCCGTCTCGGTCCCACCTTTGACCAGGAAGTCAGGGAAGCTGGCCATCTGAATCCCGGCCGTAGTCGGGAAGAACTTCTGCAGGTTGGTGAGGTCGACGGAAACGCACTCGGCCTCAACCGTACAGTCCATGACACCCTTACGGACCAGACGCTGCCCGTCAATGCCCTCCTCCTCGACGTTGTTCGGCTCGAGTGAGAAGCGGCCGCCGTTGCAAAGGCGACAGAAGGCAGCAGGCGTTCCTGTTGCGATGGTCGAGAAGCCTTGGACGAGGCCACTAATCACTGGCATCAGGAGTTGCCTCCTCAACTTCAGGTTCAGTCACTGCCGGCGACTCCACCACTGGGGTCGGGGAGGGTGCCGGCTCAGGAGTCGTCGCGGGAACGAATGGCTGCATCGTGCCCGGCTTAGGATCCATCTGCTTCCCCTCCAAAGAGGAGCGTAATGTCTAGATCACACGCAATCGCCCAAACCGGCGACCCAAGCGCTCGAACAGCCGCAACGTCCTCGACGCTAGCGTGACTGCCGATACTACGCCCCAAGTCCCAACTGACGAACGTGGCCTCAACTAAGACCACGCCGTTCTCGTCAGCACTGTCAAACGTGGGGGAATCGACGTTCCCGTCTTTGTCGATGATGTTCAAGCGCGCGTCGTTGAAGAGGGCCTTGCCGATGATCTTTGCGTAGTAACTCCGCGCAGAGCTTTGAAGTCCGAACGGAAGCCCATCCGCTCGACGACACTGGTTCCGCATCCGGAAGTGGACGACGCGGATTCGTTCGACAGTCGCGGCAACACCGTCGATCCCGGCGTTCCCTGGGTACGGGAGGGGGCCGAGGCCTCGGATGAGGATGGCGGGACAGAGGCTGGGTAGGTCTTGGGCAGTGTAGTCGGCATAGTCACCGACGTCGAGGATCCTGAGTGGGACTTCCGACCCGTCGTCCCCATCTGGGAACCACGTTACCGGCAAACCCCCAGTCCTGACCCCATCGTCGGCACCTTCTAGAACAGCCTTGATACGCTGTTCTAGATCTGGCGTGTAGACATAGTCCTTCGCCATCTCACTTCACCAACGTCAGCACTGCATGGCTAACGCCCGACACCGCTTCAATGCGGTAAGGCGTCCACACATCTTCCACACCGACCTTGACGGCCAACCACTGTCCCGCCTTGAAGGGCGGTCCAAGGGCCGTCCGACACGTCATTGCTGTGTAGCCGGCCCCAAACAGGTGGATGGAGGTCGTCCCTTTGAGTGCCGACAGGACGCACTGACCCTCGGCCAGGCATTGGTCCTCGGCGAACTCTCGGGACAGGCCTCCATCCCCAGAGATGGACGGCATGGCATCGTAGAGTCTGTACTCGGCCTTGTTACCTAGCAACATTGAAGACAATCCTCTCCAACGCAGCTCTGGCCGCCTGTGCAAACTCGTGCAGCCGCTTTGCTTTCAAGCGCTGGTCGGCACTGTCACCCCGCTTAGAGTCCCGGCCCCACAAGTAGTGACTTTGGCCACCCCCATAGCCTTTCTTGGGGACCGCCTTACTACCAAACTTGGCCGTGAACTCTTCAGGCGTGTGTGCAAGCTCCTGGCGCTGATGCTGATAGAAGGCGTACTTGCCAGCAAGACCAGCCCCAAACTCGATCCGGAAGGCTAACCCTGCCAATGATTCGGTCATGACGCGGACGTCGCCCGACTTCCGCAACATGCCCTCCTTGACGGGGGCCAGCTCCTGAGCTAGGGACAGGGTCTCTTCACCGGCGTCAGCCACAAACGGACGCAAGTGGCGAATGGCGGTATCGCCAAACGCGCGTAGGGCGGTCAAGGTTGCCTTGACGTTCTCGTCCTTCCACATAACCTTGACCACGTCGCCTCACCCAACGATCGGGAACGTCTGACGGATGTACTTCCTGAAAGTGCGCCATGATAGAGGACAGACCTCTTCAGGGCACCGTGTGGGTTTGACAGAGACGCTAACACCGTCCATCGAGGCGTCCAGGACACCAAGTTCCCGCAACGACGCGATATTGAACGGGTCGGGCCTCTTCGTCGCTTGGGTCAGCTGCCAGAACGCCTGCTCGCAAATCGCGTCCTGAATGTCTTTTGGGATGATCAAGTTGGAGTTGACGTCGATGTCTTCATCACGTGGGAAGTGGAGGGCTTGGTTGAGTGTGTAGAGGCCCGTCTCGTCGTCGTACGTGGCGCCAGAATCGTACTGGACACCAGAGAAGAGTCGACGCTCATTACAGTTGGGCTCTTTCGGCCCGCCCAAGCCCTCGAAGATGGCCGTGGCCTCAACCAAGGCCTCTTCCCGGTCAGTCGTTGACCAACCTTCCCACGTTTGGGTGCGGCGGCGGATGGCGAAGTAGGCGTCGGCGAGGGCGAGACTGACGTAACTGTTATCAGTTGGCCCTCCTGGCGTGTAGACCAGCGTGACCGCCATGCCTCAACGCCTCCCACCTTAGCCGGTGTGGCCGAGGCCCGTCCCAGGCGACCATTCCGTGTAGATGGCGACCTCGGTCAGGTCCTGAGCGGCAGCGCCTTCCGTGAAGACGGCCTGCAGACAGTCATCCGCAGCGAGCTCGCCAAGGGCGTTGCTCAGCAGCGGAATGGCCCAAGGCTTGTCGGCCTCGATCGCGGCGTGCCCAGTCACGTCCTCGTCGTTGGTCTGCTCGGCGATCTTGGTCGAAGTGCCGGCCCGAACGCGGTAGATCGAGACGGTGTTGGTGTTGGTGGCGTGAGCGGCGTGTGCAGTCCCGTTCACCATGTAGAACTTGTGCGCGGTCCCTTTACACGCCGTCGGGATCTTGCCGATGTTGTAGACAGGCGACCCAGTCGGATCAACGGAACCGATTTGGGCTACCTGAACCTGCGGGTTCAGCTCGCTCATGTACTGCCCCTCCCAGCTTCAGTGTGCCGGTGAAGTCTGGCCGCCCCCAGACGAGGACGGTTAGGCGGTCTTGCGGGAGCGGAGGTAGACGCCCATGTCCGACTCGACGACGCCCACGCCCCAATCGGCGACGGACGAGATCATGGTCGACCGGCGCTTGACAGCCTCCGCTGACGTGTTCGCGATCGTCTCGACTTGTGGCAGGAGCTGGAACACGGCGCCCAGTGCGCGGTCGCTGATGATCCCACCGTACGCGTCGGTCCCGTCATCGTACACGTTGTTCGAGACGACCCAGTCGACGCTGAGGAAGTGCTTGATCTGGTAGTTCTGCCACAGCTCTTCCCCAACCGTCCCGCTCTTGGCAGCATCCGCGAGGGCCGACCCGGACTCCAAGCAGAGGTCGTCCCACTGCTGGGTGCTCAGGAAGCCGATCCACGGTTGCGGGGCATTGGCCGCGCTCATGGTCTTGACGGACAGTCTGACGTCCGACACCGTTAGAGCGGCCTTCGTCTTGTTAGCACCAAGCGTCAGGTTGGGTGCGAGAGCGAAGACGGCCTTGTCGAACTTGTCGATGTGGGCCCGGGTGTGTTCAGCAGCTTCGTCCGCTGCACGAGTTCGCGCGGCGTTCGGGGCGGCCAGAGCTCGCATCGCCCTGTTGGTGATCCAAGAGATGACCTGCTTCTCGGTTGGGACGACGTTGACGGACGTCGGAGTGAGGGACTGGACCTCGTTGAACAGTTCCCCCTCCGCGACGTCATAGGCCGTCAGTGTCCCGTACTTGTTGAAGTCGGACGACCCGAAGCCCTCGCCGGTGAGGTCGCGGACACGCAGCATCTTGTACAAGATGCCGCCCATCCACCACACGGGCTTCGTACGCGGAGCCTCGAGGCAGCGCCCGATCTCTTCGTTGATCAGATCTGCCAGAGTGGTGGTAGTAGCGATGGCCATGCTTATTCCCCTTTGGCGCGGTTCAGCGTCGACATCAGGCGCGATAGCGGTGAGCTATCACCAGCCGCTGCGCGGGGTGGGGAAGCCACACCTGTCCCAACTGCAGCAGCCGCACGTCCGCCACCAAGCCGGGTCGCGAACTGGACCAGCGACTGTTGTAGGTCTTTGTCCTCGCCCGCAAGGGCCAGGATGTCTTCAAGGGTCTGAGCTGCGGCGATGGAACGCAGGAGGCCCGTCTTGTGCTGATCGACGACTCCATTCCACATCGCGACACAGGCCTTGACTGAGTCGAGGACCGACTGCTCGTCGGTGCCCTGAACGAGAGGGTGGAGCTGCTTGGGAAGCTCGGCGCCGTGTTCCAGGATGGCCTTGTAGCGGAGGGCGGTTTGAGCGTCTCGCTCCCTCTCCGCGGTCAGCTGCTGAACGGCCGCTTCAGCCGCCGAGGCCCGAGCAGCCGTCTTCTCGGCTTCGGTCTTCCCGGCGTTCTCCAGCTCCGTCAGTCTCGCAGTCGCCTCGGCGAGTTTGTCCTGCATCTCTTTCAACGCCGCACCATGCTTCTCCCGCTCCCGCTTGAGCCGGTCCTGCACGATCCCGTCGATGACCGATTGGTCCACACCAGGCGAAGGCTTTGCTGCCGGCTCTTTCGAGCCTTCCTGCGCTGCTGCCCCGTCCTTATCCTCTGCTGCCATGTCACCCTCCGTTTAGCGTCCGTCGACGAGATAGCCGTTTATAGTCCGTCGACTCAAAACAGGCACCCCGCGATCAGGCCACGCCAAGCCGGCTGCGAGGAAAGGGGCAGTTGGTCGACCGTTTCTTCGTACCTCTGCCATATTGCAGTCCTTTCAGGCGCCGTCTCAGCATCTCTGTACCTTTGCTTATAGTCTACCAGCTTCTGTTCTAGCTGGTCAACCAGATTCGGGTTGGGAAGGGAAGGAAAAAGTGGTGAGTCCGCCAAGGTAGTGACGTCGTCCCAAAACCGGACCTGCCTATCGTCTGGCGTCACAGCGTGATCTCTCCATCCGTGTCCCAAATGATGTCCCCAGCATACAGATCATCGTCCGTAGTGATCTCTTCCAGCTCTACGTACACATGGCTCACCTCGTCATCGAAGCGGCGGGCCTGCTTAGACTTCCCCGTCGTACCCTCAACCACCTTGATGCTCTTGACCCGGAACTTCGCACCGGGTGGCATCAGGACCTCGCTCTCTATGGTTCCCACAGACGAGATGGGCGAGACGTACACGCCTGACCGGGAGTTGCGAACGGTCAGGTGGACGGCGTACCCACCGCGAATCTCTCGGGCGAACCTTGACGCAACGCTTTGACTAGTTGAGAAGGACGTGAACGACGATAGCTGAACCGTCGCCCCAACGTCCGGGAAGATCTGATGGAAAACGTCGGCCTTGACTCCGAAACCGCGGTGGATCGTGCCCTCGAACTTCTCGAACTGGTCGAAAGTGTCAAGCATGCCGTGGACGCCTTCACGCGTAACGAGATGTCCAACACCCGTCCGCATGTATTGCTTCATCGTCCCATACGCGCTACCCGTGTACGCTTCGTAGCCGGCACGGCCCTCGAACGCCATGCCCTTTTCGACCTTCCGTTTCGGACCTGTGTGTTTCTTGAGGACGGACTGTGGGGGTCGCAGAAGGGGGGCGAAGCGTCGGGACGCCACTGTCCCGACATTCTGAGCCCGCATTGCCTCGAACATGATGTTCCGGGCCTGGGTAACGCCTGACATTGCCACGTGTGTAATCCCGGCGTCTTGGAGCACCTTGACGTTGTCGAACGGAGTCGCCTTGAAGGAGACGGGAAGGCCCAATGCCTTTCCGACGCACCACACGTCCCCAACCGTCAGCTGGTCCGTCGCCACCGCATCTTTACTACCCTGCTTCGCTGGGAGGTGTGGAGCAATCACGGATGGGTCGTTCTTGGAGACCTTCAGGGCCGAGACTTTCAGACGCTGGTCTTTGGGAATCTCAATCTGGTCTAGCCGCGTAGCTTCTTCACGAGCTCCAGGTCGGGACAGCTTGGCAGCCCAAACCGTGTGTTCGTTCGCACTAGTAACAGCAGAGTGCGTCGACGCGTCCGGCGAGGTTGTAGTTATACCAACCGTAACCTCGGTAAGTTGTTTAGGGCCTGCCCCCTTGAGCTTGGCCAGCTCTTCTTTGGTAATCTGGGCCGGTTCGGTCAGAGGCGAATACGTCAGGACCGTTGCCGCATGCAGGGGGCTGTGAAGGTCGGACCCAAGAGCCGCCGCTGATTCAGCAAAGCCTCCGTACTTCAAGACGTGTCCCTGTAGGCTCCCGTCTGGAAACGCAGGACACCCTGGGCCCACCTTCCCCTTCCAAGACGCAGCTGTTGCTGCAACACTGTGATGGACGTCGTCTGCCCCCGACCCTCCCAGAATAGTCAACGTCGTCAAGGCGTTGTGGTATTCGACAGCGTTCCAGCCTGCTGCAGTCAGTTTCGGAGGGACCCGCAAGGCCTCGTGCATGAGGGTGTACAGGCCGTTATGAAGCTCCCCAATCGAGACGTCCTTCCCCAAGTCAATATTCCGCAGGGCCTGGCCCAAGTGGATCTTCAGCTTCCCTAAGACCTCAGGCGTAAACGTCTTCTCTTTTGGTGGGTCCGCGGCCAAGTCTGCCTGGACGTGGCGACATAAGATCAAGGCGCTCTCAAGCTGCATCTTGAGCATGTCCGTCTTTTTCTCGTGGGGAGCGGACAAGAGAAGGGATGAGGCGTGGGTCATGGCGCCGGCTGGGTGGAACATGGCGTCGGAGGGAGTGTTGACCAAGACGTGACTCTGTGCTAACCACGCCAAGGTCTGGACCTCTTTCGTGTACGGCGGTTGCCACTCATGTCCAACCATCCCCGTCGTAGTCCCTGCAGACACAATAACGCTGGCGACCTCGTCGGGGACCGCACCAATGAAACCGCCGTGCATGAGCATCTTCTTGGTCAGGAGCTCTGTTAGCGCTTCGTCGAGGTCGGTCGGGGCCTTCCCTACGGTCTCCATGTGGTAAGCATGGACCGTTTCATGAGCCGCCGCGTGCCACCAAGTGACTTCGTCTGTGAACGACGCGAACTTGGCCGGTCGTAGATACACTGTCTTCGACGTCGCGTTTGTAAAGCCCTGGATCCCGGCTGCGGACTGCTTGTGTTCGTCCGGAAGGGCCTGAATAAACTCGTCCATCGTCTCACACACGCGGATCTGATACGAGGAGGGAATGGGAAACCGTGCCGACAAGTGCTGTTCCATTTCGTACGAGGTAACGGCAACCGGCTTCCCGTGTTGTAGCGTCAACGCTTGGAACTTCGGAGCCCCGTCCTTTTTGCCGGCCCAGTTCCACCCAGACACGTTAGGGCCGTGGTACGTCAGCTTCCCTTTCGTCTGCGTCTTGGCAGACAGGCCCTTCCCAAGCGGAGACAGTGCTCCAACCATCGTCGACGTAGGTGCATCTGCCAGGCCCGGGTTCGGGAGCGAGGCAGTCACAAAGTTGGTTGTTGCAGGGCTGGTGACAGGAACGGCAGCAGGTGCCTTTTTGGGGGGTGCTGAGGGCTTGAGTTTGACAGGCCCAGCACCAACAGCGACCCCCGCACCTGGAAAGACGGTCTGGAGGGTTTGGTAGGTGGCGACGTCAACGGAACAAGTGCCCAGGGCTTGGAGTTGGGCCATCATAGCACCCTTGGAGTTCGCAGGGACTTCGTTGTAGCGGTACTTGATGAGGTGGGCCAGCTGTAGGTGTGTCAAGTCGTCAAGATCGTACTTCGGGAAGAGGTTGGCCTTCGCAGCACTGGTAATCTGCTTCTTGACTCCCAACAGCCAGTCCGTCGGAACTGCCGTCACGCCCAGCTTCTTCAGCTGCGTTAGTTGAGCACTCTTAGTATTGTACTTGATGGTGTCGAGGCCGTATGCAAGCGCAGTAACCTTGACGTCGGAGGCGAGTGCGAAGTCAAGCGTCTGTCCCGCCCCGCCCCCTTTTGGAGGCTTCGGAAACTTCAAGTGTCCGTACATGAACGTAGTCTCAGTTTCGGTGGGTGCGGTGGGAGCCGTCGCGACATCGGCGACGGGTGTTTGAGTCGCCACCGCTGTCCCCGGAACCGGAACGGCAGGTGCACCCAAAGGTTCGGCCGCCGTCTGAAGTTTCGGAGGTGCGAGGACCTTTCCCACACCTGCCTGCTCTAGTGTTGCGACCAGTTCCGTCTTGCTGGGCTTCGTCTGCCAGGGCCACAGCTTCGGTTGGAGGCCCAAGTTGTCACACATGGCGATCAGTTCGTCTTGCGACAACTCCGAGACCGGAATGGCCTTCGCGGGAACGGGAGGTGGTACGGACGGAGGCGGGACGTCGGCCTTCACTGCCGGAACGTCAACGACGTCCCACAGTCCGTCCTTCTTGAGAAGGGCCACAATCTCGTCGCGGGACTTGGTGTTGTTGTAGCCAGGCTTCCCGGCGGCCTTACCAACTTCTATCAGCGCCTTCTTAGACATGAACTCATGCTTGCCTACAGGTGCGCCTTGAATACCCGCACTCTGAAGCTTGGCTTGGACTTTGGCCGTCGGTGTAGTGTCCCAAACGCCCTTGATTCCCGACTCCTTCGCCAGGCCTACGGCTTCGGTGTGGGACAGCTCGGCTACCGGCTTCAACACTGGGGCTTGGTCCGCATCATAACCAGGAGGCAAAACCCCTGCTGCCAACAGCTTCTCGACGTTCGTGGCTTTGGTGTTCGCGTTATTGACGCCCTTGACGCCTTTAGCCTTGGCGTGCGCAATGATGTCCTTCCCGGACATCTCTTCGTACGCAGTCCAAGCAGGGTCCTTTGAGAACAGGAGTCGCTGCGGGGTGATCAGGGTGTTGGCAGGCCAGTCGTATTTCGGCTGTGCCGGAGGCTTCCGGACCAACTGCTTGAGCTTTGTCGTCATCGACGGGGACCGTTTTTGGCCGTCCAAGACCGCGTCGACCTCTTTGAACCGCTGCGACGGTTTCCTGTCCTCGACGTCCCCGAAGTACGTCACTTCCGTGTGGATACAGCGCGGGTGGTTATAGCCGGTCGCACGGGCATCCGCAAGTGTTGGGTAGCCGGTTGTCTTGCCTGAGACCGACAAGACCCGACCTTCCCAACCACGACACGCCGGACACGGATTCCGGTGTCCCGTAACCTTGACCAAGTCGCGGTCCAGCTCAATCAGCCGGTTGTGGTGTCCCAGCTGATATACTTCACGTGGCAAGGTCCGGGCAATCATCTCGGCGTAGTCTTCTGGGGCCCACTTCCGGCCGCGAACGTCCGTGTACGCGAACAGGCCCTTTTCTTGCAGGACCTGCAAAACCCGCTTACTAGCCTGTTGGCGGGTCATCCCAGTCGCGTAGGCCTGGCCAATCGCTTCCAAGTTCCCGGCCCGAAATGCTTCCTTGTGCTGCCAATGTTCGTCCAGTTTGTAGATCCCGGCGGCGAGAGGGTCGACCCGCGCCTGGATCAGGGCCTGCAAGGCGCCTTCGTGGATCATCGTGAAGGCTTGTGCGGCGGGCGCCAACATCTGACCCTTCTTGCTGGCACCTGGACCAATCAAGAACTCGTCGCCTGCTGCCATGCCTTGCTGGTATACAAGCTGTGCGTGCGGATTGTCCTTCCAGGCCTCGACTTGCTGGGCCATCCCTTTCAGGATCATCCGGACCTGCAGCAACTTCGTCATAGCATACGACGTGGCCCATGCCGTCGGCCCGCCCGCCGACAGGAGGGTGTCAATGAGTTGGGCCTGTGCAGTGAAGTAGATCTGCATCAGGCCCACTTGCATCGCTTGGTCGGGACGGAGTGGAAGCACTAGCCCTCCACAGGTGCTACTTCGTACTCTTGCCGGTCCTCAAACTCTTGCTGCTTGCCGGGGTTCCAATGATGCACCGGTCTCAAGTACCCGACGACGCGCGAATAGACCTCACACCGTCGCCGTAGGATCACTTGCCCCGTACTCAAGTCAATCCACGGCTCCTCGACCTGCCGGGTTTTCAGACGCCGTCGCCTCCCGAACATCAGCCGCTTCGGCGCCACTATCGGAAGACTCAGCTGCGGCACTAGCCGTCGCCTCCTCGTCAAACGCGCCTGGACTAGGAATCATGGACCCGCTTGGTTGTGGCTCCGTCAAAATCTCTTCATACCGCGCAGCCGCTTCCGCTGTGGGGACACCGTCCTGCATCTCGATGGCCCGGGTCCGGCTGAGTGTTCCGTCTTGGATCCGCAACGCGGCCAGTTCCGCCGTCTCCTGGTCGTCGTTAGGTAACCCGTCCGACCACCCCAGCTTGACCTGACCAGCCGTCACCGGCAAGAACGCCCCGCCCGACCACCCCAGAAACGGCAAGCACCGCCGCCCCAGCTGTGTCACTAGCTCAACGACTTGGCGAAGTCCGGCTGAGAAGAGGTGCTGCTTCTCTTGTGCCGTCGTCCCCGTTGTGTGTTGCTTGATCTTCAGTGCGCGGCCTGACATTGCAGCACCAGACTCGAGCTGACGCAGGACCTCGACATCGACGCCGACAGTCGACGCAAACGCTTGCAAGTGTCGGTCCATCGTCTGGAAGGCGTCGGTGAGCTTTGGGTCCCAGCTCACTACACCAAAAGGTGCGCCCTCTCCGGGCTCTGTGGGGAAGTAGCGGTGTTCGCCGAGAATGACCTCTGCATCGTCCGTCTGGATGGGAGGTCCGAAGATCAGGGGTGCTGAGAACTTCCGCAGCAGCATCGACGTCCGTGTCGCAAGGTCATTGATGTCGGCCTGGATCGCCATGACATTGTCGTAGTCGCTAGTGCCCCAAAAGGCTCCCTCGTCAAAGCGCGTGTTGGGAATGTGGACCAGCAGGAGGCCTGGGACGCCTGTATCGTCCTCTTCCTTGAGACTTGCGAGGGGAGCGTAGCTGACCAGCTCCACACGGTCCTTGCGCGGGTCGTACTCGTACCCGGCAACGTTGCTGCCCTGCAGCTCGTACAGTTCGTGTCGGATCCAGGACGTTTGAGTGGTCGACCGCATCTCGTGGATTTCCCGGTGCAGAAGCGGCTGCTCATCGTCTTCCCGCAGTAGGACCTGTTCAATCGAGGCACTTCGGAACGTGGTGGCGTCGATGGGATCGATGGTCGGGAAGAAGTTCTGCGGATGAACCACTGAGATGCGAATCCGCGTCCCATCAAACCACACCTTGAGTACCACATCGCCCAAACTCAGGCCCATCCGGGCAGCACGGAGCCCGATCGACTGGAAGTCGTTCGCGTCCAGGACGAAGTCGATGAACTTCTGTACGCTCTCTCCAGCCGTAGAGACGTCGACCTTGACGCCCTCACCCAACATCCGAGCGGCGAGGACACGCGTAGCGGCTCGGCAGTAGTTGTGGACGATGTACGGCGTCCCTGCCGCACACTCGTAGCCCCAACTCGGGTTGTCGACGAAGACCCGCTTGTGTTGGCCCTCGTAGACATGCTGGTACGCGGCGTAGTTGGCAATCCGCTCTTTGCTGGAGGTCGGCGGCCACGGTTGGGTTGCCATACTAGTCTCCCGTCGCTGGCGTCGTAACAGGGCTGTGGACGTGGAAAGTGCCGAAGACCGTGTAGACGGACGTGTCGATGGTGACGCGGACGTCGAAAGGGTGGGCGCGGTCTAGCAACACGGCGTCAAATGTGTCTGCCTCAAAGACGACCGAGAGTTGTCCGTTCGCGTCCCCAAACAGGTTTGTTGGAGTCCCTGTGGTGTCATAGGCGACTTTGGCATTCTCGATCACGTCAGACAGGGCCTCTTTGATAGTGAACGTGGCCGTGACGTTGACGCCCGTGAAGTCGACCAGCGTCCCTGCATTGTCCCGGAAGCGGAAGATCAGCGGGAACGTGTCTCCAGCGTACCAATGCACTTCAAGCTTGTCGGGCTTGAGCTGCTGCATTTCAGGCACCTCGAATCTGGACACGTAGCCGCGTGTCGACGATGTCACATGTTAGCGCCGCGTTGACAAGCTGACACTCCAAGCGTGAGTCAACCACGTCACACCGCAAAGGAGGGACGACCGTTGTGACGGTCAAGGCTGACTTGCGCCAGCGTTGCCACACACCCCAAAACGGACTCTTCCAGAAGCTCATGCCGTCCGTCCTTTACGTTGCATCGTACACCTCAGTGATGGCCTTCGTCGAACCTGCCGTGGCCTCTTCCTTCCCAGTCCCTGTGTACCAGAGGTCGGCCGGGTCGGTCCCGCCGCGGTGGTAGATCTTGAGGGTGCAGGCGTCCCCTGACCCCCCAGGCACTTTCCGGTGACGCAAGTCGAGGGCTGCGATGAAGGCCATAAGCGAGTCCGCAGCAGCGATGTCTTCGATGGAGGCGTTTTCCAGGCTAGACGTGAACACGGTAACCAAGATCGCCGTCCGCGCAGCCGACGTCAAGGCCATCTCATCTCCGGCGGCTGCTGGGTCGTCCGGAATGAGGTCAGTTCGCGCCTTGATGGCGTCAATAAGTGAGTCCAGTGCGGCGACTTCGGCTCCCGTCGCCAGACCTGCCTGCAGCTCCGTCACAGCATCTGCATCGACCTTCGCGGCAGTGATAGCATTGTCAACCAACGCCATCTGCGACCCAACCGCTGCTGGGCTCGCCGGGATCTTGTCTGTCTGGAGCTTGATGGCGTCAACAATCCCATCTACCGTCGTCACGGCCGACGCGATCCCGTCGACCACACCATCCACTGTCGTCAGGGCGGCGGCTGTGGCCAAAGCCGCGTCACTGATGCCTGTGTCGACTTCTGTGTTGACTTGCGCAGCCGTCAGCGTGCTGAAGCTTGCCGACACCACTGTCCGGCAGATTGGTGGACAGATGACGCCAGTCGCCGCGACGTCGAACTTGACTGGCCCCGCCGTGTTCAGCAAAGCCAGCTCGTTTGCGACGCTGCCTCGGATGATGAGCTGGTACCAGCCCTTACCCAGCTCAGCCCAGTTGTCCGTCCCGAATGACGGGAACGCCGTGAAGCTGGCCTCACCGGGCTTGCAGTAGGTGACCGTCGCGGCACTGTAGGCGACCCCAGTCTTGACGGTCGCAGGTGCGGTCGAGTCCAGCAACAGGAACTCGATCTTGACTGTGTCCGCCGAAGTGGGGATGACTAAGAACCGTTCGTGGGGTCCACAGATGTACGTGGCCACTATTGGCACGCCCCTTCCGGCGTCAAGGCCAACCCAACCGCTCCGCCACCTGCTTCAGGAAGGTCGAAGTCGAAGTACGCGTCGCCTGAAGCGCCTTTGGCGACTGTCACGAACCACACCTCAACCGGCCCGGCGTCCGTGTTGGTCCACGAGACCTCGAGCGCGTCCCACTCGCCATTGACGTCGGCCATGACGTCCTCGGCCAGTGGAGTGCAGTTCGTGGGGTCGGCGATGGGGTTCCGGGTCGGATCGATGATCCAGACGCGCGGAAGATAGGCGAGGCTGGTGGTCTTGTATGCCCAGGCGGAGAGGGTGAGCGTCTGGCCCGGCTCGACCACGTGCGTCCAGACCGAGAACACCGGGTGGCTGGCGCTCTCCATGGTGTGCTTGTAGCTGCGCTCCCGGCCGGGGCGCTTCACATCGGAGACCGAGGCCACGACGCCGCCGAGCATCCAGGCCTTGAAGGCCCCGTTGGTCTGGTC